GTGGAACTGGCATCCAGTCTGTACAGGCGTAGGGAGAACTTCCAGGTGCTGTCTCCACGGCACGCAGGGTCTGTTGGCGTAACTGCGTTGAACGACCGTATCCGGTCATCTTTGAATCCTGGTGTTGCTGGGCTGGTCGAGGTTCGGCTGGGGGGTGAGGTGATTCGAGAGGATGACCGTGTGATGGTGGTTCGGAACGACTATGGGTTGGACGTGTACAACGGGGATGTTGGAAAGGTCGCACGGATTGACCGCAAGGCTCGGGAAATCGAGGTGAAGATCCACGGGATGCCTGGGACCCCTCCGCGTCATGTTCGGTTTGCGTTCAAGGATGCTGTCTCTCGCCTTCGACTGGCCTACGCACAGACGGTCCACAAATCCCAAGGGCAGGAGTACGACGTGATCGTGATGCCGGTTGTCCCCTCTTTCGGTCGGCAGCTTCAGCGCAACCTCTTTTACACCGCGATCACCCGTGCCAAAGAGAAGGTGGTGCTGGTAGGCAAGGCTTCCGCGATTGCTTCGGCTGTTCAAAACGCCAAGGCAGATCAGCGGAACACGATGTTTGCCACCCGAATCTCCCAAGCCTGCGGAGAGTAGGGGGGTTCCTTTGTTTGTGGGGGGTGTAGTAGGTCCTACCGCTCCTTTTTGGGGCCGGATAAAAGGAGAGCCGTCATGAGTACCACCGAAGAGAGCCGTAAGCGCCTTCAGGAAACCGTTGCCCGCGTGAAAGGCAAGATGCGCGTCACCAAGGTTGTTGCAACCCGTGCCGTCAAGACCAAGCGCGGCGACTTCTTTGCCGGTATGTCGGCAGCTTGGGATTCTGTTCAGGACGACGCGGGAGGCAGTGCCGACGTTGACATTTCCGTGGACACCGAGGACAGCGCAGCCAACGGCATGACCTTGGAGGAGGCTCGCGTGGCCCATATCCTCCTCTCTATGGAGTGCCATATTGCTGCGTGGAGAGCCGCCCTCACCGATGGTGCTGTCAGCAAGAGCCAGTTCGACAACAAGGTTCGCGTGATCAAGCACAACACGGTCGAGCATCTTTCGGAGCTTCAGGGTAAGACTGCTGCTGAAGCCGAAGAAGAAGAAGCGGCATAGAGGTTGGAAATGGGAGACTTGCCTGACATCACCCAAGAGGTAGTCGAGGGGATCTTCTCTCGTCTGGAGGATATGGAGGTTCACTTGGACCCCAACCCTCTGGAGTACGGTCCTCGTCGCCTTACGCTGAAGATCGCAGCAGCCCGTAGCCATCTGGCACAGACGGAGCGCGTTTATCTTCAGGTTTCACAGTGGCTTCAGCAGTATCGTCATGCGAACCGGAGTTCACAGGCTGACTTCGATCTCCAGATGCAAGACCTTATGACCAATGATCCCGAGGTTCGGGCTGGCCGCAACGTCAAGGATCGGGATGCCATCGCCACGATGAAGCTGCGCTCCGAGAAGGAAGATATTGCTTCCCAGGAACTCACCCTCCAGGACTTGGAGGCTGTGATGACCGTCATCAAGGCGAAGCGTGCGGACCTCAAAGACACCCAGGCTCGAATCCGGGATCAGATGAAGCTGTGTCAGGAAGAGATTGGGTTGGGGGGCCGTTGGGGGTCCAAGCCTGCCCCTGGTGTCGAGGCACCGGACCTCGATGCTGCCCCGCACGTTGATGCAACCACTATCCGTGACTTGCAGGCCATGTTTACAGGAGAGGACGTGGAGGTGGATGCACCCCCACCCATCCCGGAAGCTGTAACGTCGGAACCTTCCCTGGAGGAAGGGTTGCCTACACAGGGCAGCGATAATGAGGTGGATGAGTTCTTGGCTGCATTGGATGCCGGAAAGTCCCGTTCACCCGACACTTTGGACATTGATGAACTTTTGGGAGATTCCTTCGGGTAGGGGGGGTCTCTTTCCTTTTTCCGTGGGTAAAGGGTTTCAGGCGCAACCTTTCCTACATCGCTCGTAAGAAGCACTTTCACCCGCGCCTTTTTGGAGAACGATATGTCCACTGGATTCATGGACTTTAGCATCGGTAGCGGCGACGACCGCATCGGTAAGAAAGCAACTCGATTCAAGCCCGAGGCTGGTCGCACCTACCGTGTGAGCCTCGCGTGGTTCAAGGATGTTGGAGAGGACGGCGTTCCTTCCACTGATCCTTCCAACCTTCGCTTCACGGGCTGCGAACGCATCTACAAGCCCGGTGTCGGCTACTTTCTGTACAAGGGGCCTGCCTACGCCGAGTTCGGCCAGCCCAAGCAGAGCGTGGCCACTGTCATGGTGATCTGGCCCACGGACAAGAACGGCGACCTCGACGCTGCCTCGTTCAAGGCTGGGACTGGCTATCAGGTCATGCCCTGGATCTTCTCGCCTGACAAGTACAAGGACATCGGGCGTATCCACAACAAGTTCTCGTTGCTGGAGCATGACTTGAGCATGACCTGCACGGACGCCACCTACCACAAGATGACGTTCACTCCCGAGAACAACAACCTGCTGTTCAAGCTGCTTGGACAGGAAGGCCAGCTTCGGGAAGCTGCTGATCGCATCATGGCCGAGGCCAAGACGATTGCAGACGGCATCCACCGGGAACTCGCTCGTGACCTGACGGTTGACGAGATCCGCGAGAAGCTCGGTGGGGAGGCTGAAACTCCCGTCAACGGGGGAGGGGCTGTGGCCAACACCTCCAAGGAAGTGGACAACCTCTTGGACGGCCTTCTGGACGGATAGGATGCTTGTCCTTGGCTTGGACCCGTCCCTGACAAACTATGGGTGGGCCTTGCACGATACGACGGCCCCTGTCGGAGACCCCTCACGGTGTCCCGCCAGGGGCCGTTTTCGTACCCCCTCCAAGATGGAGTTCCTTGAACGGTACATGAAGATGCGCTCCTCTTTGCAGGGTGTTGTTCAGGAGTACCAGCCTGACCGGGTTGGGATCGAGTTCCCCATCTTCAACGACATGTGGAGCGAGGGCATGTACGGCCTCTTCCTCTACTCCTGCGAAGCCCTGAAATCCGAGGGCTGTGATGTAGTGTTCTGGTCCCCTATGCAGGTAAAGGCCCACGCCCGTGATTCCATTGTGCGTCCTCCCAAGTGGAAGATGGATAAAACCGACATGGTTGAAGCCGCTCGGGTGGATTCCGGTGGTGGCCGGTGGAACCATAATGAAGCCGATGCCTACCTTGTGGCTCGACTGGCTTCTCGGTTCTGGCTTTTTCACCAAGGGGTTGTTTCCGAGGGGGGTCTTTCTGCTACCGAAAACAGGTACTTCACGGAAGTGAAGAAATATGTCCGAGGGAGGAAAGCTGGCCGTGAAGAACGGCGGGGGATCATCCACCGGGAGAATGATCGCTTTTTCATCTGGTCCCGCTGATACAGGAGATTCCATGCCCAGAGCCAAGAAGAGTAGTAGCACTGACAAGAAGGCCCTCAAGGTGTCTGGGAACGCGCTTTCCAAGGCTCGTGAGTTCGTGCAGAAGAAGATGACCAAGTCCTATGAGCAGGCTCATGTTCCTTTGGATCCAGAAGCCCTCCAAGAGTCAGCACCCCACCTTCCCACGGGGTCTACCGCTATTGACTTCTTGATCGGGGGCGAGGCCAACACCTTTGGGGTTGCTCCCTGCCCAGGGCTTCCTCGTGGTCGTGTCACCCAGGTCTGGGGGCACGAGAGTGCAGGAAAGACCACACTTGCCCTTACAGCCGCAGCATCAGCTTGTGCCCAGGGAGGCACTGTCGTCTACATTGATTGGGAGAACGACATTGTTCCCGACTATGCCGCTGCCCTTGGGGTTCCCATCACGGACCCGGATAAGTTCGAGCTTCTTCAGCCGGATTCCCTGGAAGAAGGCATCAAGTTCGCGATGATCTTTGCGGCGGCGGGGGTGGACCTCATCGTGTTCGACTCTGTTGGTGCTGCGGTGACTCGTCGTATCGCGGAGCGCGACATGATCGAGGCAGGTGAACAGTCCAAGGTCGGAGAGCTTCAGGCTGTTTGGTCCCAGGAACTCCCCAACCTCAAAGGTGTCATCGCCAAGAGCGGAACCGCTGTCTTGGGGATCTCCCAGGTTCGGGCAGACATTGGCAAGACCTACGGCCCCAAGACGAAGCCGCAGGGTGGCAACGCCTGGAAGTTTTACTCCAGTGTTCGCTTGGAGCTTCGTCGTGTGCAGAATGAGAAGTCTCGACGCCATGACGCACTGACCCACCGCACTGATGAGCGTGTCATCGGCGGCATCATCAAGGCCAAGGCGGTCAAGTGCAAGATGTCCAAGTCACAGGGCCGGGAGGTCGTGTTCTACATCCGTTGGGGCGAGGGCATCGACAACTACCGTTCGATCTTGGAGATCGCTATCGCACACGGACTCATCAAGAAGGGAGGGGCTTGGTTGTCCTGGGATCGGCCTGATGGTCTGGTGAAGAAGCAGGGCATCGAGAAGCTCCGGGACTACTTGATTGAGGATGCTGATGCCTACAATGACCTGTGCTCGCAGGTCTACCCTCTCCTTGGGTCCGTTGAGGTGTATGAGGAAGAGGACGTGGAAGAAGAGAGTGACATCGACGCCGCCTTGAGCGAGGTCTTGGGGTAGGTGGGATGGCTTGTTGACCGGGTAGTAGGAAGGATGGGGGTGCTATGAGCGTTCTTGTCCGACTTCAGAACTTTCAGTCAATCGAGGATGCTTCGATTGAGATAGACGGCTTCACTGTCGTTACCGGCCCTAACAACAGCGGCAAGAGTGCGTTGATGCGAGCTATTCGGGGGGTGTTCACCAATGCCCCCGCTGGCTCCCTGGTTCGTCACGGTTGCCCCCACCTGACGGTTGACATGACCTTTGAGGATGCTGTTGTCCGTTGGGAGAAGGGCAAGAAGATCAACCGCTACACCCTCAACGGGAAGGTGCTTGATAACGTCGGTCGAGGGGTCCCTCCCGAGGTTGCTGCCATCGGTCTTCAAGAGGTGAAGGCCGCTTCCGATAGGTTGTGGCCTCAAATCGCGGAACAGTTCGGGGGAGTGCTGTTTCTGGTGGACCGTCCAGGGTCGGTGGTGGCCGAGGCTCTTTCGGATGTAGATCGGGTAGGGAGGCTGTCGGATGCCCTTCGACTCTCTGAATCAGACAGGCGCTCGGTCACTTCTGAACTCAAGATACGTCGCAAAGATGCAGTGGCTTTGAAGGAGGAGTTTAGGACTTTTGAGGGGCTGGACGAGGCCGCTCTGCTCGTGGACAGTGCGGTTACTGCCTACGAGGCCCTCTCATTTCTGGATGTAGAGGTTCAAGAGGTGGCCAACTTGAAGAGGCAGCTTGAAGCCACACAGGGTGTGGTGAAGGCCCTTGACGGGTTTGACCCCTCACTTGTGCCTCTGGCGCACCGTGAGTGGTTTAGGGATGTACGGGCAGGGGTCCAGGAGGCAAGAACCTTTCAGAAGCAGCTTCGCTCCTCCCAGGGCGCTGTGGAGAGGGCTGTTGGAGTGTTGGAGGCGGTGGAGAAGCACCCCCTCCCTTCCAGTGCCGGGGTGGAGAAGGTGGCAAGCGCCATCAAACAGGTTCAAGAGCTTGGGGGACGGTTGCACACAGCCCGTAAGGCGGTGCGCCTCCTGGAAGTGGAGCTTCGAGAAACGGGGGTCCGTCTATCCGAGGCTCAAGAAACTTTCTGGACCATTCTGGGAGACCGGGGGATCTGTCCCACCTGTGAAACCGTATTTGATGAAGATGCTCCTCTTCACGAATCACGCTTCATGGAGGCTTCTTCCAAATGATTCAACTTGTCTGGCGCACTGATGTCCACCTTTCTGACAAAGCACCCTCCAGTCGCACCGATGATTGGGCTGCTACGGTGTTCGACAAGTTGGATCAGGTTCGCCGTGTAGCAAAGAAGGTCGGTGCAGCAGCGATCCTGGACGGCGGCGACTTCTTCCATATCAAGTCACCGGGCCGGAACTCCCATTCCTTGGTCCATCGAACTGCGGAGCACCACGCCGATTATCCGTGCCCCGTCTACTGCACTCCGGGCAACCACGATTCGATCTACGGAGACTACTCCTTCCTTCCACAACAGCCTCTTGGAGTCCTGTATGCCAGCGGTGTGTTCCGCAGGCTCTATGACGAACACGAGGCCGTATTTGAGAAGGATGGGGTGAAGGTCCGTGTGGTGGGGGTGCCCTACCACGGCACTACTTATGCCATGGACCGTTTCCACTACATCGAGCGCAAGGACGAGGACTACCTCATCTGTGTGGCCCATGTCTTGGCTTCCAAGAAGGGCGGCTCGATGTTTGAGGGGGAGGACATCATCAAGTACGAAGCTCTCCGTGACACAGCCCCGGATATGTTCCTCTTTGGGCATTGGCATAAAGACCAGGGCATCGTGGAGTTACAGGATAAGACCTTCGTGAATGTCGGAAGCCTGACCCGAGGGACGCTGTCCCAGGACGATGTAGGCCGTCGCCCTGCGTGTGTTCTCCTGTCTTTCTCGGAGCAGGAGATGACGGCTAAGGTCGTGAGGCTTCGGGTGAAGCCTTCCGAGGAGGTGTTCGATATAGAGGGCCGTGCCCGCCAAGTCCAGCGCCAAGTCGAGATGGATTCCTTCGTGTCGGCTATCCGGGACTCACTCCAGAGCGAGGCGGGGGAAACCTTGGCCGATGTAGTTCAGGGTTTCGCGGATGTTCCTCAAGAGGTCCGGGAGAGGGCGTTGTCTTACCTGGAGCGGGTATAGAGGTAGATTATGGCTAAACAGTTCCCACTCCATGCGTTGTTCCAAGCTCTCCACAAGGCTGTGATCCAGGCCACCAAGGTTGCTCGTGAGACTTCGATCCAGTCCCTGAAAAAAGACTACTTCAGTCAGGTTCACAACGAGGACGGAACCCCTACGGGGGTGTGGAAGCCGAAAACCTTGTCACTCGTTCTTCCTACCCCTGAAGGGGAGGAGATAAAGCCTGTACAGTATGACGTTCCTCTGTACTCCTTGGTGAAGCACCAGTCTGTCGCGCTGGATACCCTCAAGATCAACTTCGAGGTCGAACTTCATGGCCTGGAGGAGTTGGAGTCCGAGGGCGCAGGCAGCGAAAACATGCTTGCCAGTACCCCCGCAGGCGTTTTCAGTAGAAAGACTATGGCGAAAGTAGAGGTGACCTTCAAGGGGGAAGACCCTTCCGAGGGTATGATGCGGATCAACGATAAAATCCTCAAAACTTTCCCAGCGTAGGAGTAAGAAATGGCTGACGGCCTTGTAAATATGTCTTCCCAGTTCAAGGGCTTGCCCATGAAGGACCTGATTGGTGGTCCTTTGCAGGCAGCCTGCGATGCACAAACCCTTCTGGCGAACGCCAGCGCGTCCTTCATCAAGGATATTGGTCTCCAGGACGACGGGAGTGGCAGCTACTCGGCCCGTACAGTTGACTTTGGCTTCACCCGCCCCACACAACTTCCCGATGGAACCGTCAGCACAGAAAAGGTGGACCTTGAAGTCCCCTTGTTGGCCATCATCAACACCCCTTCACTGTCGGTGAAGGAAGCGGAAGTGGACTTCACTATGTCGGTGTCTTCAAGCACCAGCAGTGAGTCCAGTTCCGATTCAGAAGCCGATCTGGATGCGACGGCCAAGTTGAACTACGGCATCTTCAGTATGAAGGTTCATGTCCACGGGCATGTTGCTACCCATAGTTCTAACACCCGTAAGTCGGACAACTCGGCCAAGTACAATGTCAGAGTCGTTGCACGCGACGACGGGCCGCCTGAAGGCTTGATGAAGGTTCTCGACATGCTCAACTCCGCTATTGCCCCCACGTCAGTTTCTGGCGGCGATGCTGCGGATGATGGTGACAATCCCCCTGCCGCAAAGAAGAAGAAGGGCGGCACCTGATAGCCGACCTCCCTGCTGAATAGGCCCCCTGGGAGAAGATCACAGGGGGCCTATTTGTAGGTACTGTGTGAACTGGAGAACCTCTTGAATAACAAGTCCACCCTCTACTGGTCCCACCTCAAAATGTATGAGGAGTGTCCGCAGAAGTTTCTGTGGACAAAGGGGTGGGGAACCCTTGATGTCGGAGCAGGCCCAGGGGAAGGAAAGCCCATCCCTGTTCGGCGCACTCGACACCACGCCGTCATGGGGATTGTTACGCAGTACGCCATCGAGCGGATGTACAACGATGAGTTGTATCGCGAGCCTGCCCTCCTGAAGCAGCGCCTCCTGGAGATTGTTGATTCGGAATGGGATCGGGAGTCCTCCAAGGAGCGGAACTGGATCGACTACCGGGTTGCCGGATCTTCACGCTCTTTGCGTCAGGTCTGCCGGGATGGGGTGGTGGGATACCTTTCCACGATGAAGGCCCACAAGCTGCTTGGGCCTTATGCCAAAGCAGAGGTCAACCTCGTAGGGTGGATTGATAAGTGGAACGGCGTAGGTGGCCGTGCCGATACGATTGTCCGTCGAGAGGACACCGGCATCACGATCATTGACGGCAAGAACACCCTTCACAAGATGAAGTACACCGATCCAGACCAGTTGAGGTGGTACGCCATGCTTTTCAAGCTGGCTTACAAGGTGATGCCGGATCGACTGGCCTTTGTTTGGTTCAGGTTTCCCTATGGGTCCGAGAACACAGAGGGCGAGCTTGAAGAGGGGGTGGAGTGGGTTGATTTCACGGAGGACGACCTTCGTGGGTTGGCCCAGCGTGCTGTCGATGCCAAAAAGGGGATGCGCTACGAGAAGTTCAAGCCTACCCCCTCCGCGTCCGTTTGCCGGTTCTGCGACTTCGAGAGTGTCTGCGATGCCCGGAAGGAACAGAAGGCGAGCAGAAGCCGTAAGCCCAAGAAGATTGATGCCTTGAGCGATTCAGACGGCTTCGTAGACCTTTCCCTGTAGGGGGGTCTTTCGTGGGTTCGGGTGGGTACTTCTGTGTGGAGGTATCCGATGGAAGAACTGGACCAGCGACTGCAACAAGCAATGCAGACCCGTGACCAACTGGCCGCTGATGTTCAGCGGGTTGAGGGTCGTCTCGATGCTGCTCGCACCACTCTCTCCGAGGTCGAAGAGGCCATCCGGGATAAAGGGCTTGACCCTGCAAAGCTGGATTCGGTCCTGGAAGACCTGCAAGCTCGTTACGCCGAAGGCGTGCAAACCTTTGAGCAGGACCTCGAAAAAGCCCAACTCAACCTTACCCCGTATCTGGAGAACCCCTGATGAAGATCGAAGCCGCCAAAGTTGACCTGGAAACCGCCTTGCAGGTCGCCCGCCTTGTGGTGGGGACAACGGGGAATGACCTCTCCACTCATTATTTGTTCCGGGCCACGGAGGGCGGGGCCGAGGTTCTCGCCTACTGCCAACGGGTTTTCGCCCGTGCCCCTCTCAAGTGCAGTGTGGAGGGGGATGAGGGGGATGCTTTCACGGTGGAGGCTTGGCGGCTGGACAAGTGGCTTGGCGGTGTGTCGGGTACTTCCCTTACGCTTGAATCTGGAGAAGGCGGCAAAGTGTCGGCCTCTGGCGGTCGCAGCAAGATCCGGCTTCGCTCTCTTGACCCCACCAAGTTCCCTTATTGGGACAACACCTTCTCGGAAGCTGAGGATGCAGGGTGTGTGTCTTCCGTTCAGCTTGCTGCTGCCTTGGGGTACTCCAAGAGGTTCGTGGCGGCTGAGGACACCACTCGGCCTGCCATTAGTCAGGTGGAGGTGATTGACGGGGTGCTGTGGTCGTCTGATCGACGGACAGTTTCTTTGGTTGAGGTGGAGGGGCTGGAAAACAGCAACCTTCGCGTTGCAGGGAAGGATGTGAGCACCCTTGCACGGTTCTTGTCTCAATCTGTGGGTCCGGCAGGGGCCAAGTCATTGGACACCAGCACGGTTTCCTTGTTTCAGCACGATGCTGCCTTTTTCATTGCCCGAGAGGACGGTTCCCATTTGGGTGTTTCGAGGCCGCAGGCTGAGTTTCCCCTTCTCAAGGTTGATCGAGAAGCTGATGATGAGGCTTCTTTCACGGTGGCTTGTGAGGATCTCCGGTCGGCAGTGTCGGTCCTCTCCGCTTCTGCCCCCAAGGACAACACCGGAGTGCGTGTACGCGCCAATGGTGAGGGGGTGATCCTGTCGATGTCTTCTGAAGCGGGGGGAGACGATGAGTACCCGGTCCCGTGTAGCTCTCTGGAGAACGCAGATGTTTTTTCGGAAGAGGGTTTCGTCGTGGACTATTCTTACTTGCTGGGGATCATCGACCATTTCGGTCTTGGTGATCTGAACCTTGGCGTCAACCGTCGCGGAAAGGGCGGCTTCGTGGCCTTCCGTCACGCGGAGACCTTCGGCTCTACCGATAGCAACTATCATACGGTGGTTGTGTGGAGGCAGTAGGCCATAAGCGACGGCTTGCGGAACTACGCGACAACCTCTCCCGTGCCCAAGGCCGTAGGGATTCCGTTCAGGAGCGCATGGCTTCAGGGGAGGCCGTGGTTGCGTCCTTGGAAGCCGAGGGGCAAATCCTGGATCGTGTGGCCGACCTTCTGCGTCTTCTCATAGACCAGGAGATCGCCGCCAATGCCCAGGCTGCTGAATCGTTGTTGACGGAGGGCCTTCGTACCGTTTTCGATGACATGGACCTTTCAGTTCGCAGTGAGATCGACGTTCAGCGAGGTCGTGTAGCGGTCAACCTGTTCACAGTCCAAAGACAGCCTGATGGAACCATCACCGATGCCCCTTCGACCGAGGGTTACGGGGGTTCCGTTACAGCCGTACAGTCGGTGCTTTTGCGTGTGGTTGTGGTGTTGCGTCGAGGTATGCGGCCCTTGCTCTTGCTGGATGAGTCTTTGGGGGCGGTAGCGGAACACTATGTCCCCCGTGTCGGCCAGTTCCTGACACTGCTCGCTGAACGGGTAGGTATGGATATACTCGCGGTCACCCATAATCGTGTCTTGGTGGAAGCTGCCAACAAGGCGTACCGCATCAAAAAGGTTGGAAGCTCGGCCAGCTTTGAAGAGGTCCGTACATGAAAAGTGCCGGGGAAGTCGCACAGAAGCTAAAGCAGGCTCGCTTTCGACATATCAAGCGAGTTCTGGCCAAGGCCGTGCGTACCTCACCGGATCTTTCTGACGCTGCGAAGGACAACTTGAAGAAGGAGCTAAAGAAAACCTTTGAGGGCGCTTCTGTCTCAACGATTGCCCCGCTCTATCCTGATGTCGCTGTCTTGATGTGGGTGCTTTCGGATTCGGTGGACACCGAGGACAGCTTGATGCCGGGAGCAACCCTGGTTGGCTCCTTGGGAGGCATCCCTCTTTGGGCTGACACTCCAGAGGAAGCTGTCCAGGCCCAACACCACCTTGACCGTCTTGTTGACCGTCTCCAGGAGATAGAGGGGGAGGTGTCGAAACCCTGGTGGAAGAGGGCGTTCTCATGGTGACCCTTACCCAGATGATCCCCTACGACTTGGGCAAGAAGACACCTCTTCTTGTAGAGGTTCCGGTGGATCGGGAGTTGGCTCCGTATTTGGTGTCCTCGTCCAAGTCTGCTCTCTGGATTGAACGCCCCCACCCCAACAACTGTGTTCGGGCTGCGGTGACCAATCACCAAGGTCACGCTAAATCCCTCATCGAGCATATTGCAATCAAAGGGGACGCCGAAGAATGGGGGAACTGCCACCCTCTGTCAGAGAAGGGGGTTCGGGAGGCCCTGGCCCATCTCCAATACTATGGGTTTGGGGATGTAGAGGTTCTCTTTTCGCCCTCTACCCGCGATGTAGGAATCCCCGAGGGTGTCCCGGTTCGAGAAGCTCCTTGGGTTCCTAAAGGGTGGGCGGTTGTGGTTCCTGTTGACCGTTCTTTTGTAGGCACCACCCTCTGCTTCAAGGAGGGCCTCTTCGCTACGGTGGTTCATAATGCTGCGCGGGGTGTGGCGGTCCTGATTGGCGACCCCGAGTGAAAAGGTGGCTTCGAGAAGCATTGTCATCGTTGAGCTTGTCGGAAGATGCGGAAGCATATGTCCTCGGGCGCGGCCTTCCAGAAGCATTGGTGTCTGACATTGGGATTGGGGTTTGGACCCCTCCCCCTACCTCTGCCCCTGATTCAGATTTTCGAGGATGGCATGGCTCTCTGGTGGTTCCTACTTGGTCTCCGCGAGACGAGGTGGTTGGCTTGGAGTTTCGGGCGTGGGGGGATCGACCGAAAGCGGTCAAGAAGTACCACCTTCCTGAAGCACGTTGGATTCCCACGTTTGTTGGACTCACTCCTTCCACTTTTCGCCGGATCTGGGATGGCGGGGATGTCTGGATAGTCGAGGGGGTCTTTGATCTTGCCTTGGCCCACGCTGTCCCGGATAAGGACGTGGTGCTTGCCACAGGCGGGGCTGCACTTCGGAAACGCCACCTCCTTTTTCTACAGCGGTATGTTTCTTCTACCTCTTTCGTCCACCTTGTCTTTGACGAGGATGAGACAGGCCGCCGACAGGCTACGGGGTTCACTGACGAGCGCACGGGGAAGTGGGTTCCGGGGGTCCCCCGTCGTTTGGAGCGGGTGGGCGTCCGGTGTCGGGATGTTCGTTATCGGGGAGGGAAAGACCCCGGAGAGGTCTGGGAGCGTTCTGGCACCTCTGGCCTGCGGAAAGCCTTTCGGCTTTGAGGGTCTTATTGGGGGGTCTGACCGTCCTGCTGGCGGGTAAGAGTGTGTGACCCTTTACGGGAGATAGGAGTTTCAACATGGCTGTTGAGTATTGGAAGGCGAACGACGAGATCCACCAGAAGATCCTGGACTTGATTGGGCAGCACCACCCTGACCTTGCTTTGGTGTCGGATGAGGTGGTGTGCGTGTTCCGGGAAAAGGCGGGAAAGACTGGAGGCCAAGTGGTTCTCGGGTCTTCCAAGAAGGTCGCTCCTCTGGCTAATGCCCTTGCTGGGCAGAGCTTCAAGTTCGTCCTGGAGCTTGCCGCTGATCAGTGGGAGCAGGAGTTGACGGGGAAGCAGCGCGAAGCGTTGTTGGACCACCTCCTGACTGCCTGTCGGTGTGAGGAAGATCCCAACAGCGGGGAGTTCAAGTGTTCTGTGGCGAAGCCTGACATCATGGCTTTCCGTGAGAATGTTGAACGCTACGGAATGTGGTTTCCTCAAGAAGAGGACGAGAGCGCCACACCCGTGATTGAGATGTTCGGAGAGGCTGACAAAGTGCCGGATCAGCCGACGGACGTGGATGAGATCCTTGATGAACTTCTCGACTCCGATGAAGGAGAGGACCATCTCGGTGAAGCAGACCGTCTTGGTGACATTTAGGTGTGGGGTCTTGAGACCATAAAGCAGATCAACAAGGAGGCAGCCGAGGCTGCCAGGAAGCGGGAAGCCGCTCCCCATCTTGTTGTCGAGGCGTCTTCCCTGAAGGAGTGGCCTCCTTTCCCGTTCCCCCACCTTGGCTATGCCTGTGACGACGTAGACAAAACCCACTCCCGGCTGAAGACTTTCTTCGTAGATTCTTCTGGGTTGGGGGGTCCGGGGGAGCCAGCACTCACCACAGATGCCTTCAAGAAAGCCCTTGCGGAGCTTTTGGAGGCAGAAGGCCCTCTTCTCTTGGCTCTCGAAGAGGTAGGACAGTTTCAAGTCTATGTAGCGGTATGGCGGGCCAATGGCGTTTGATACCAAGTATCGACCTCTCACCTATGACGAGGTGCTGGGACAGGACGCCACAGTAGAGGTCTTGCGCCAGTTCGTGCGTGAGGGTCGGGGCTTCCACCAATCCTATGTATTCTGCGGGCAACACGGCTCTGGCAAGACCACCTTGGGTCGCATCCTGGCCCGCTCACTCCTTTGCGAGAACCCCCAAGAAGGAGGGCCTTGCGACTCTTGCACCTCTTGCATCTCTATTCTGGAGAAGGGTGCTTCAGAATGCTTTGTCGAACTCGATGCTGCCACGAAGTCAGGCAAGGCTGACGTAGCCAAGATTGTAGAGGACATCGGATACGCCACCTTTAGCGGTAAGCGGTGCATTTACCTCTTTGACGAAGCACACCGGCTTTCCAAGCAGGCGCTCGATGCGCTGTTGAAGCCGATGGAGGATTGTGTCCAGGGGGTCGAGGACAAACAGTTGGTGTGCATCTTTGCCACCACAGAGCCAGACAAGATGCGCTCTACTATCTTTTCTCGATGCGCCCCGGCCTTCGTCATCAGGCAGGTGAGTTCCAAGGCCATTGGGGAGCGATTGGCACAGGTCTGTTCCCAGGAAGGCTTGGAGTATGAGTTGCCTGCCTTGGAGCTTATCGCTGACCACAGCGAGAGCCATATTCGTGACGCCCTCAAGATGGTCGAGGGCGTTTCTATGGTGGGGCCTGTAACCACCGCTGCGGTTTCATCGTATCTTCGCCTGGACGCTAACCAGTTGGTGTGGGACCTTCTCCAGAGCATCAAGGCTGACTTGCCGATGGCGTTGCTCTCAGCCAAGACCTTGTCCGATGAGGTTTCCCCCTCCGTAGCCTACGAGCGCATCGCGGCAGCCGCTCTTCTGGCTTATGAGACAACGCTGGGGGTGGGGAAAGTTCCTCGCTACTGGGACGAGGAACAAGTGGCGGCATTGGGGTCTTCTTTAGGAGAGGGCCTGTTGCCTATCGCAGAGGTTTTCGCGGCCCCTCCCCGTCGCCCCACAAGGCGTTCCCTTGTGCTTGACGTTGCCCGTTCGCATCACGGGACCGGGGTCTTTGTGGCAGCCCCCGGAATCACGCCTGCCGCACCCTCTACACAACGGGAAGACTTGTCACTGTCAAGGGTGGGTACTGTTGACAGACGTAAGGAGTCTGCTCGTGCTGCCCACACCACTAAATCAGGGGTTTTCGTTGATCCTCGTGCTGTTGGAAGCGGTACAGGGGTCGGCAAGCAGCCGGTTTCACGGGACAAACCGCCTACTATCAACGATTCAAGCGCCGCTCTTGAGCCGCATGTTTTCCAGACCATCCTTCAAGTCCGTCTGGCAGAGTTGAGGCGGCAACGTGGCAGATTCTCGGGACGAAACAACATGGGTGGTTCTTGAACTGACAAGGCTCGGGGAGCAGAAGGCAGAGGAGGGAGAGCTTCCTGTGCTGCTGCAAGACGCCCTGAATGTTGGAAACGACTGGCCCGTGTTCGTTCCCTGCGTGGTCTACGAGCGTGACAACACGCGCATTGTCCTCAATATGATGGAGGGCTACGTTTTTGTCGCTGCCGGGTTACCAGAGAGTACCTACATCGCTCTCGAACACGATTGCGCCTACATCCGTCAAGTGTTGTGTCACCACCAACAGGGTGGTGTGGCCGTTCTATCAACGATTCCTGATTCAAACCTTGACGAGATACGGGCCGGTCTTCGTAAAATGATCGCGGTGGAGATTGAAACGGGTATGCAGGTCGAGGTGGTGGACGGGCCATACGCGGGGTTGTCTGGAAACGTGGTAGAGCTTGAGGGGGACAATGCTCATGTCTACGTTGAGATGAGGTCCCTCAAGGCTATACGGTCCATTCCTCGCACCGTACTTCGGCCTAAAACAGCAAACGGGTAGGTGGCGAATGTCGAGTAGTTATTGGTGCGGACATAAGATTTTAGATCCGCAAGACATGGAGCGTCAGTTCTCCACGGAGGACAGTCTGGCTCACCTTGACTGCACCGGCACCGAGTACATGTCGGAGAGCCGCACCTCCCAGTTGGCCGAGGTTCGCGCCGTTCTCGACTCCATCCCTCCCAGGGAAGCAGATTTCGTTGAACTGTATTTCTTCAAGCGGGTTCGGCAGACGGCTATCGCAGACATCTTCAATGTCTCACAGCCCACGGTCTGCTATCGGCTCCAGCGTGCAGCGGCCCGAATCAAGTATCTTTTGGGTCTTCCTGAACATGATTTGGGCGAGATGCGCGTGGAACTCTCGAAGGTTCTCGGTGATCCGGTCGATGTTGACGTCATGATCGGGATGGTCGAGACCACTTGCCAGAGCGAGGTAGCCAAGAGGATGGGGGTTTCCCAAGGCTTTGTCCGTCATCGCTTCCTCCGCACAATCGCTGCTTTGGAGCAGATGCCGGGGATGGACGGGTACGTTGCTGTGTTCAAGCATGTGTCGGGGAACTTGAACATTCTTCGCGAGGTACAGCGGGCCAAGTGGTCTGAACCGGTGATTTACTTGGTTACCTGATCTCGGTGTTCCTCTTATTGAGCATGTCCCGTGAAGGGCGCGTTCCTTCGGAGGACAAGTTATGCCGAAGTCAAAACCTTCTCACCGCCGCGTGGCTATGGCGAAGCGGCTGGCGCGAAGATGGATCAAGGCCAACGTGCGCCCCGAGTACCGGATCACCGTGTACATGGGTCCCAAGGGTCTTCGCAATCTTCCGGGACTCCTCCGTTCTTTCCGTGATGGCAAGATCAAGGTTGGATCTGTAGACCCTGTTCGCGATCTCGGAGTCAAAGCCGGGTTTGATCATGTTGAACTTTGGTCAGCTAACCGTGAAGGGCTTGTCGAGTTGGACGAGTGGCTTCAGGCGGTGGGCTGTGAAACAACTGGCGTTTGGTAGGGGGGATCATGGCTGCCGCATTGGTTCTTTCGGAGTTTAGTTACACGTCTGGGTCTGCTTCGGACCAGTACCTATTCACGGTCGTTTCCGACTCCCAAGGCAACCTTTCAGTGCGCGACATCCAGAATGCTTACGGCATGGTGGTAAGTCCGTACTCCCGTATCCCCAAATCCGTTGAAGACGACATTCATTCCGCAATCTCACAGGTGGAGGCGCTAATGGCTGCTACATCCGCAGTGAACGGCACTCTCACGTTCACTGATTCGCACGAAGAAACCTTCACGTTTGTAGAGGCCATGACGGACGCGCACTACCGCGTCGTGCTTTCCAGTGACGCCTTTGTTCCGTTGCGGATTAGTGCCCAGACGACCACAACTTTTACTGTCCAAGCCGGTGCCGACTTTTCAGGCACTGTGGGCTTCGACGTGTTCGTGTGAGGTAGAAGATGGCTCAACCCCCTTGGCTTGTAGATGTTCTCCAGATTGAACCTGGGTCTGGAGACACCATCACCATTGACCGTGACTCCACTGACGGAGCCATGCAGTTTGTCGATGCGGTGGTCACGTCTGGTGTCCTGCTCCCGAATCTTGTTGGAATCCGTAACATCACGGGAGTCTTCGTCGTGGGCCGTGCCGGTGACGGCGCTGCTTATACAACGGTCCAGTCAGCGTTGGATGCTATCCCTGCCTCTTCCACTGCTTTGGTGCCCTCCCTCGTCCTGGTGATGCCGGGGGTCTACACGGAAGATTTGACCCTTACGCGGGACGGCGTTTACATCGTCGGTCTTGGCGGGGCCAAGCTGGTGAATCTTACAGGGACCCACACCCTGACCATCAAGGCTGAATCAACCTCGACCCCGCAGAACGTGCTGCTCAAGGGCTTGGAGATTGAGAACACCCATGCGGGAGATGCCTGCGTCTATGTTCTCGGGGCTGATACTTTCGCCTCTGGGACTGTCGATGTAGACAACGCACCGCTTACGGCAGGAGACACCATCACTGTGGGAGGCGTGGTTCTCACAGGAGTTTCTGGAACCCGGACCTCCGGTTCCGATGATTTCTCGGTCAACGGCGCTACCACTGACATCATCGCTGCCGAGATTGCTGAAGCGGTCATGGATAGCGCGAACAGCTTCACTGATGTTGTGACCGCGACCTCTGCTCTGAACGTGGTGACATTCACCGCTGTAACGGCAGGCGTTACGGGCAACGCGATCACTTTGGCGGTATCCGTAGCAGTGCCGTTGGACTTGGTTCCCTCTGGCGCAACCCTGGCGGGAGGCGGTTCCTCCGGGAACCTTGTGGCAAACGGTGCTTTGACCATTGAGGATTGTGTCCTGGTTGCTTCAGGAGCGGGGTGCTTCCAGGTCAACGCAGATACCGCGAACCATATTCGAGTGCGCGGTGGAACCTTCCGAGGTTCGGCTGCTACGTCCGTGTTTCAGGCATCCAATACGGCCCAGGTTTTGTTGGAAGGTGTCGAGTGGACAAATGATTTCCAACTCGCTTACGACAACACCCTGGATCAACCCAACGACACGACCTCCGAGTATCAGATTTTGAACTGTGGCCGTATCCATGACCTCTCTTGCAATCTGGTTGGTCTGGGTTCCCTCACTATTTCCAACTGCCCCGACATCAGCGTGCTGGCCCAGGATGGTGACCAAACCTTGGCTCTCAACAACTGTGTGGTGGGCGGGGCTACAACTCTTGGGACTACTACAGCAGCTACGTTCCGCAATACGGAACGAGGAACCCTGGCGATTTCTGGGGGGACCCCTACCCTCGCAGAGTCCCGGATCATTGGATCCCAGGCGTTTGTTGCCTCGGCTTCCGAGACAATCACTTTCGACATCCCCCAGCCTGACGCGCTCTACACCGTTGTTTCAGAACAGCCAGGGGGAGGCGTCGTGGGGGTTCAGAACAAACTTGCTGCATCATTTGATTTGGCCGAGGTAGCAGGCCCCGCGACACCGATAACCGCGACCGTCAACTACGTCGTGCTTCGAGATATTTAGAGGTAAGCCATGAGCAACTTTTGGGACAATACAGGCATCTTCACCGGGACAATCCCGAGCGCCATTGACCGACACCTTTCCGAGAAGGTGTCAGGCCAGAGTTTTGATTCGGTGCGGGATCTCACGGATGTTTCCAGGGCGGCCAATGCGCTTCCTCTGAGCACTGAAGCAGGAACCAAGGTGTCCTTTACAGGCGGCCTTGGCGCGTACATGACTTACGAAAACCCGCCTCCAAAGGGTGCTATCGGTGAAGTTGTGAACGTCAAATCAGCCAACGGTGACATCACCAATCATGACGGCAAAGTCTTCGTGCAGTGGGATGATGGTAAGTTTCGGGCCATTCATGCGGAACACTTGCGATTGGCGAAACAGGGCAAGACCGCAAAGGATTTTGCCTCTATGGATACGGGGGAACTGGGCAAGGCGGTTGCAAAGAAGTTCCCCAAGGCATTCTTCAACAAGAAGCAGCAGATGTGGGATCTCGGGGATGGTCGCATGGTCATGTTTGTCAAACACGGGGACAAGAACACCATTGATGTTTGGACTTCGGATAAACGCCCCAAGAAAATCAAAATGGACATCAGCATTGGCTCCGTGGGGGATGCTGTATCTGCGCTGAAGAAACACAAAGCCGCCTCTGATCTCAAGGCTGACTTCGAGAAGATCAAGGCCCTGGTCAAGAAGAAGCCTGACAGCAAGTTCTTGAAGGGCTTGCTGAAGCAGATGGCTGACAAGGGTTTCGCCCCTACTGACAAGCAAATGGCCGTGGTGCAGAAGATCGAGAAAGAGATCGGGCAGATGGCCGAGATGCAGAAGGAACTGAAGTCGCTCGGCAAGGCGGCCAAGACGATCCGCGTGTCGAACTTGGGCAACCTCACGGATTTCCTCAAAGCTGCGGACGGGCATCTGGTCCACAAGAGCACCAATGATCTGTGGTCCGTGACCGCCGACGGTGAGGGTTTCCTTATTGAACGCCTCTTCGATGACGAAGGGCAACCCCTCAAGGGATGAGCCTTGTACGGTAGAGCGCCTATTCTGTTCTGTTTCGTAGGAGAGTGTGCCCATGCGCCCTGACCCAGCACGCATCGCGAAAGCCCATACCCGCAAGCAGCGGCTTGGTGCGTCTGCTGACGGCCAGAAGACGGCTTCCATGTCCCGCACTGCTGGTGAGGTTCGCTTCATCAAGGACCGTGGCGGTGACAAGAACGAGTGGGGTTGGGGAAGCCCTGGTCCCAGCGAGCGCCAAATCACGTCCGACTTCGTGTTTGATCCCAAGTACCTGAAGCCCCTGGCAACGACGATGCGCTCTGCGCTTATGGCTCTGGGCCATGTTTCGTCTGCTCACGACCGCTTTCTCAAGATCAAGAGCCGCGACGTTAGCCCTGACGGCAGCCTTGGCGGTAAGGGGTACATCCAGAAAGTTTCCGAGATGCGTCGGCAGTTGATGAACTGTTCCGAGGCCCTGTCTGCTTTCACCGACACCATCTATGACGAGATGGCAGCCCCTCACTGGGATCCTGCCGAGGACACTCTTGATCCGCGTGATCGGGATGAGGTTCGGGAGATCGTTGAGGAAGCCGAAGAAATCCGAGAGGACCCCACCGGCTGGGCCGACGAGGAAGAGGAAGACGAGTTCGGCAAGACCGCTGGTACTTTGTCCTATCGGGGGGACACCCCGCTCGATAAAGCGTATGCGATGACGGATCTTCTCATTGAGCTTGGAAAAGACCTCCCCACCGGATCTTCCCGAAGCCGGGAGTTCAAAGCAGTCAAGACTGCCCTCCGAAGCCTGGAGGGGTTTGTGAAGGGCATTGGTTCGGACACTCCAAGGCCACGCGCAGCCCAGACGGTTCGCCGCAAGACGGCTGCATGGGCAGGCATCGACTACATGCGCGGAGATGACCGCTGGACTCTTGGCAAGGCGGTTGAGAGCCGTCGTGTTCGAGTCCCTTCTGGTTACGAGTTGGTTTCAGAGCCGGGAAAGGTCGTGCTTTTCAACTGGGGCGTCTTGGACGAGGGGGCCACCGCAGAGTTTCGATTCATGCCCGATGGCACGAACATTCAGTTCATTATCGACGGGTATAACGACAAGCGTTCGCCCGGTTTGGTTCGGCACAGGTGGGTCGGCAACCCTGTCGATGACGCGGTCCTTATTGAAAAGCATATCAAGAAGTACATGCCTGCACTTGTGAAAGCAGTCTCGGACGACGAGGAGGACCTTCTTCGAGAAATCGAGAGGCGTCAGCGCATGGCAGGAATCCCCGGAAGCACCGCCCGTGTGCTTGCACGGTTTATGGAGGTGAACGGTGAGTAGCGACAAGCCCCTCGATGTTTTGGGGGAGAGTCACCTTCCGGCTGACCTCCTCACCCCTACCCTTGGCTCCAACTACGGTATGCCTGGGTTTGAGGACATGCACTACAACCAAGGCGTCCTTGAAGGCGTCCTGGATCCCGAGTTGATGCCTCCTCCCGCGTTGCCTACTGGGCTGGAGCGCGTTGCTGAATCAGACATGGGCGTCCAGGAGATGATGAAGGAGGCCGAGTTGGCCGACCTGTCTTGGCTTGCCGATGCAGAACAAGACCCCGAGCGTCTCCCCCAGAACCCGGTTGATTTGGGAATCCCGGAACTTGAGGAAGCCTGGGGCGTTGATCGCCGCACTAACGGTATCCAGGTGTTCTCTACGGATCTTGCCCACGCCAAGGCGTCGGCCCCTGACACGCGCCTCCCCATGAATGAACGCGACTTGTCGGACATTCTGGTTACGGCCATGCGGCGCTCTGCGGCTGGTGAGGACATCAGCCTGATCATCGAACAGTCCCGAATCGCCGCTGGCGTGGATGCAGATCGAATCGAGAAGGGGCTTTCCATTATCCGCAGCGAGCATGGTCTTGCAGGAAAGGTCTTTGTTCGTGCCGCCGCATACCCCTCTTATGAAAAGGGGAAGTACCGCGACGAGATTCTGAAGGCCGCCAAGGGAGCCGAGTACATCCTTGTCTCGGGCCAGGACTTTGGTTCTACTCATATCCAGAACGGTCGCTGCACTGTAACGGGCAAGAAGGCCGTCCTTGAGGTTCCTTGGAGCAAGGCCCTGTCTCACTACAAGCCTTTGTTGCTTGCTACGGGGCATCGGGTAGCTACGGACGTTCCAGCAAAGGATGCCCTCCGGGCCGCCTTTCTTGCACCGACCTCGTTGCCGGTTGCACGCGGTGAGCGTCTTCCTCGTTACAAGGCTGTATGCGATACGGTTTCTTCTGAAGAGGCTGCGGCAAGCCTGAAGGCCGCCGACAACACTCCCACGGAAGTCCAGGTGACAGACGCCGTGTTGAATCGACGGCTTCAACTCTGGAAGCAGAGCAATATGATTGACTCTGACTTGGTTGAGCAGATTCAGGCTGCCGATCTGACGCCGAACCAGAAGTTGGCCCGTGCTCTCGATGCGGTGAACGCTCGTCGTAACGGGACCTCTGGTTTCACGGGTGCCCCTAACACCGCCGTTGAGGCGGCCCAGAAGCGCCAGCATCTCCGTCTTGTCCGTAAGGACCACGCCAAAGAGGCTTCTGAAGCACGGCTCCGAGAAATCGTCGCTTTCCGAAACTCCGATGATCTGGACCAGCGCATCGCAAAGGTCATTGAGAAGATCGAGCAGGGCGCACGCGGTTCTTACCTCAAGTCCTTTATCAACAAGGTGATTCCGCAGAAGTTTGCTGCTGAAGCAGTGCGTCGGCTGCGTCCAACATTGGAAAAGACCGGTGCCCTCGAAGAAGAGAGCAAGGCCGCTTCCTATGATGGTCATGTTTACGAACGTGCCCCCGAGGTGCGGGAGGCTGTGGAGCTTTCTGATAAGGACGCGGCGCTCGCCAAGGCTGCTTCTGATGGTGATGTTTCTGTTTCGGAGATCAAGGGTGTCCTCAAGTGGGCCTCTCGTCATATGTCCCAAGGGTCTGCCGGAAGTGAGCTTACTGAACTGCTTCGTCATCGTTTCTCGAACCGGATCCTCAAGTCTGCTTCGGGATTGATTCAGAGTATTCGCGACACCCACGAGGGCGCTGCTGGATTTCTCTACGTTGACTCCGAAGCCTACATGGCTCCCACAGGGGTGAAAGGTTGCGAGACAGGTGCCCTTCGTCATCGATCCAACCAGCTACCTGCTGTCCTGGCCAGTTCCCGGTGCCAAGGGTGTACCCGAGTTTGCACACTTTCCTGCGGCACGCGGAAGTGCAGCACCTACAACAAGGTGCTTCTGGAGCGTTCGGACCTTCCCGGAGACATCAAGTCCATCAAGAAGGCCAACATCACCGGGGCAGACCAGACGGATGCGGAAGGTATTGCTTCCCTGTTCGGCGCTACCTATGACCCGGATGAATACAACCTTCGCAGTGCGGATTTCGAGGACGAGGTAGAACTGGCCCCGCTCCCCGAAAACGAGAAGATTGGTGAAATCGTCTTGGGTGGCTTCCTGTGGGAGTGACCTGTGGCTCCTCGTCACCCAAATCCTGAAGCGGTAGCGACACTGAAGCAGGCCGAGATGTCCACAGAGGCATCGGTGGCCTTGATGAAGTGGCTCTCCCGAGTCACCCGAAAGGCCGGGGTAGCGCAGCACGTCTACGTCGTCGGCGGTGCCGTCAGGAACTTCCTGCTTGAGAAGCCCATCAAGGACATAGACATGGTGGTGGATTCTCTCGCACTGCGCGGGAATCGTGACGCCGCTTGGGTGGCGCAGCAGGTAGCCCGTGCAATCCCCGCCCCTACCAAGGTGTGGACCGATAGCCTGATGGTTTCTCATATCACTGTGGAGGGTCCTTGGAGCCTTGACGGCCATCAGATGGAGGGGGAGGAGATCGAGATCGTCAACGCTCGCTTGGAGGAGTACGCGGTTGACCCCCAGACAGGTGAGTACACCGGACACAAGCCGGAACGGGTCGAACCCACCACGATGGAGATCGACATTTCTCGCCGCGAGTTCACGTTCAATACATTGATGTGGACGCTGCTGTCGCTCGCCAATGGCCCTGACAAGGCCGAAATCATTGACCTCACGGGGTGTGGTCTAAAGGATCTAAAAAACCGCGAGATGCGCTGCCCTGGCGACCCCGACGAGACATTCGCGCAGGACCCCACCCGGATCATCCGCACCATCAAGTTCGCCTTCAAGTACGGCATGAAGCTGCCGCCCGACGTGAAGGCAGCAGCTATCCGGCAGGCCAAGGGACTCAAACGCATCCCTTCCAAGACCCAGAGCATTCTTCAGAAGATTGTGTTGGATAACCCCCAATACAAGAAAGCCCTTGATGTCATGGATCGCCTTGGCGTGAACGCAGTCATCAAGGAGATAATGCTGGAGAACAAGCCCTTTCGGTCCTTTATGGAGAGCCACGCCAGAAAGAAGGGTGTTGCTTACATGCTTGATCTGATGGACGTGGGCATCCCTGTAGGCGCTCCAATCTCTTTCCTTGATGCAGCGCAGCAGAAGCGTTTTCGGGAAGTAACGTCTGTTATGGATCGTGACGCCGCTTTGGATTTTTTGGGTATGTTGCGCCAGACGGGCAGTGCCTTGGGAGGGGCTACCCTGGCTTTGGCGCAAGAGCACGGCTATCGACAAAACGAAATGCGGGATTTTTCACCCGTCTTGAATAGGGTTGTGCGGGACCTTCTCCTCGAAGATCCTTCTTTGGCGGCTTCTTCATCGAGGCTCGTTCAGCGGGTTCGTCGGGAACTGCCTCGTCAACTGCCCCGACGGGCAAGCTCTGCTTTGGTTTACGGCACCCCTTCGGATGCCGACCGCGCAACTATGGAAGCCCCCACTCCCATATTTCCCCTCGCGTTCGAGGATTTTCACCTGATCCCGCCCCCCGACCAGGAGGAAACCCTTGAGGAGCTTCAAGACCTACGCGAACTCGCTGAAGAACAGCGCCCGGAAGCTGAAGAGTTCATCAAGGAGTCTGATGGGGAGATTCTCCATCTCTTTGATCGTCTGTGGCGCGATCATGGTGTCCGAGTCGATAAGAGGTGGATGCGAGAGATGGTCAAACAGGCGAAAACCCACGTCGCCAAGCTGAAGTGGCACTTCAATCGCCCACGTCCATATCAGGTAGGGGACGCTATCGGACAGCCCTTCGAGGCACTTGCTTCAGAAACGGCCCACTCCCCTTCGTACCCAAGCGGTCATGCCATCCAAGCGTTCCTCTTGGGAGAGGCATCAAGCCGCCTGGACCCCGAACATGCGGCTGAATACTTTGATTTGGTTGACCAGATTGCGTGGGGTCGGGCGCAAGCAGGCTACCACTGGCCCAGTGACATCCTCTACGGCGTTGAAGTTGCTGACCATATGGCTGACTTCATGGATGTTCCCGAGGCTTGGAGTCCTCGCGTGGCGCGGATCATGGAGAGGAGGGCTTCACACGCCCTACAGAGGCATCGCTGGGCCAAGACGTTCACCGTCAACAAGGGCGATCCTATCTGGTACGGGAAGTATAAGAACAAGCGGGGGATCATTGATGGGTTCAGCACCAACGAGAAGGGTGACGTGATCATCACCGTCGAACAGGTGCCTAATCCAACTGGCCGCAAGCAGCCCAAAGAGTTGAAGCTGTTCCGGGTGCGCCCCCGAGAGGTGGAGGAGGGCAAGGAGGCAAGCCCCCGTCGCGTCGTAGCCAAGTACAAGAGCAAGAAAGAGGTGCCCAAAGCAGACGGCAGCGGGACCACCACTGTTTACGAGTACGGCCCTCGGCAGGTAGCCCAACGCCATAAAGAAAAGGCCAAGAGATTGGAGGGGTTGAAGGCATCCCTTTCTGATTTGAGGGGTCAGGTTTCGGAGGACATGGTGTCAGACGACCCGGAGACGAGGCTTACGGCTTTGGCGGTGGCGTTGCTCGACAAGACTTATGAGCGCGTGGGTAACGAGAAATCCGCTGATGATCGTGGCCATTTTGGAATCACGACCTTGCGGGTCAGCCACCTGGACCTGAAGGACAAGAAAGCCACCTTTGAGTACGTTGGCAAGAGCGGGGTGAAGCAGAAGAAGGTTGTGACGGACCCTCAAATCATTGAGGTTCTCAAAGCGGCAGTGGACGGAAAAGAGGGTGACGAGCGCATTCTGTGCGACGGCGATGATTGTCAGATTCGAGCGCGGCACGTCAACGGTTACCTCAAGCCGTTTGACATCACGGCCAAGGATCTTCGGGGGCTACATGCCAATGAGGAGATGCGTGTTCGGTTGAAGGATGTTCGCAAGAAGGGCGAGAGCCTTCCCCGAGGTCGAAAAGACCGAGACAAGATCCTAAAGGCAGAGTTCAAGGAAGCATTGGAGGCGGTTGCAGAGGCGGTGGGGCATCAGGCATCCACGCTCCGGTCCCAGTACCTCGTGCCAGGGCTGGAGGACTTCTACATGAAGGACGGGACTGTTATTGATGATTTGGCCAAGGCTGCCTCTCTGGGTCGGGATGCAGGCTTTCGTTCGTGGCTCATGGGGATCGTCAGTAAGTCCACGGTGGTCAAGGCGATCTTTGAGTGGGGTGAGCAAAAGCTGGACGGCCCAGCGGATCTTCCAGGAGGGTTGGTTCCCGAGGGCTACATCTGGAAGATGGGCGGTAGTTGGTACGCCAGCATTGGAGATGGTTTCCGGGTCCAGAAATACAGGAGCGAGCGCGAAGCTACCCGAGGGGTTCGGTTCTCGCGTGTGGCTCATACGCTTCTCCTGAAGCAAGCCACGAAGTCTGAAGCAGAGCGTGAAGAGGAAGAGGCCCAGCGACTTGTGCGTAAGTCCCCCAAGAAAAAGCCGCCTCGGGTGGACCTGGAACGCCGTCATGTCGAGGATTCGGATTCCGAAAGGGATCCCGATAAAGAGCAAGATCGGAAGGATACGTCCCACAACTTCAAGGACATCGCCGCCTCGATGGCCGCTCGGCGTGTAGCTTTTCGGTACAGGAAGGCCGAGGAGTTTACGGAGCAAGAGTGGAAGACGTATAAATCCAAGCACCCAGGGGCCAATAAGGACGACCACACGATCCGGTCAATAGGTGAGGACGACGAGGATGGGGGTGCGTCCGAGGATACCTGGGAAGAACTTTCCTCTGATGAGCAAATGGATCTCTTGGCAGAGGGCGCAGGGACCGAGTTTGGGAAGATTCAGGACGAATACCCCAACACCACGATCACTGAAGAAGACGTCCAGGACATGATGATGGAGCAAGCTGCGGAAGGGGTGGACCCTTTCAGCCCAGCAGCGGCCAAGGAACGCAAGGACCAGATCAAGAGCCAAGCGGCGATGGATTCGGCGTCCAACAACCTCGTCCTCCTTACCCAGTCTTTTGGAGGTGACGGGTCCGAGAAGGTTGAATCAGCCCTTCAAGGCTTGAAGGGTGATGACCGGGCAACATTCCTTGAATCATATGAGAAGGCGCAGGAAACCGCCAAGGCGCGGGACTCTGCGGTTCGAGGCGACCCTGCCGCCCGTAAAGAGTTGCTCACCCTTGCCGAAAGCCTTGATGCGGTTCTGGCCTCCATCAAGGACGGAAACCCAGGCGTGATGGGAGAGGTGCTGGCGCTATTCGAGTATGCCTCGAAGGTTCTGTTCAATCCTTCCCTCATAGACCCCGCCAACCCAGTCTCCGATAGCCAGGGTGTCGTGACGGGCGACGACCTCGCGAAGTCGAAAAAGCGCAGCGCAACTCATGCTGCGAATGCCTTTGAACGCTTCAAGGAGGCAAGCCCCGAGGAACGCGCCCATTCCCGTGAAGCACTCGCCCAGCAGTTGGAGGGTCTTCCTGACGGGTCTGCCGCGAAGGTGGAGCTTCAAGGTGTTGTTTCAGGACTGCTTGCCGCGTCAGCTTTGCATGACGGGGAAGAGGCTACTGGCGTCGGACCTACGATGCAGCTTCTCGTCAAAGCACTCGATAAGGCTGGGGCAGCAGGTCCCGATGGGGCCTTGTTTGCACCGGTTGGGGGCGACCTTTCCACTCCAGAGGCGCAGGAGGGCATCCGGGCCGCCCTCACTGACGTGCTTGACGAAGACTGGGGAAGTTTGGTCGAGGAGGATGACCCCATCTTCCCTATCGCGGAGTTGTTGAGTGATGAATCCGCTGATTTGGGGATGGAGGATAAGCAGTTTCTTCGCACAATCATTGCTGATTATTTGACGGATGAAATCACGGTGGTGGAAGAGGCGACTCGCGAGGATCATCAAAAGGATGAGCCTACTACGGGCGACGTGAAGCAGAGCTTGAAGGAGCGCCGGAAGAAGGACAAGTCTCGGATGACGTCTGCCCTTCGGGATGCGAAAGGTCAGTTCTTGGACCAATCCGCTATTGACGAGGCGCAGGGTTCTGGGGCGAAGCAGGATGACGAAGACGCCGATACTTCTGCCGAGTCCGAGGGTGCAGGGTCGGAAGACACAGAAGAAAAGAAGGAGGAGGGTGCAGAGCGGAAGAAGGGATTCTTCGCCGCCCTTCTTGATGCCATCTTCCCTGATTCGAGAAAGGATAAATGGCAAGCCATCGTTGAAGGCGACGAGCCTGAATCTTCGACGGAAAAGACAGCCCTTGATCGTTATGATTTGCAGCCGTGGGACACTTCCAAACTTCCAACGGGAAACTCTGTCCCGTTAGATGCGCGGTAACGTTCCTATACCTTCACCCTATGAGCGAGACTTGTGCTCGTGGAATCCCTGTCCTTACAGGACCCCCTTACAGGACCCCCTTACTGGAGAATCGTCATGGCCGACAACCTTACCCGGAGCGGGGCACGGGCCTTCACCGAGACCCTTGACCGTATCGCTACCGCCGTTCAACACAATGCAGCCCTTTTGGGCCTCCCCTCGAACATTGCCACCGACTTCGCCTTCCGCTGCGATTTGGTTAGCGATGCGGTGGAGAAGCAAGCGGCGGCCAACTTCCCTTTGAAGCAAGCTGACTTCAACGCCGATGAGATTGGCGAAGAGGTTCCGGGTCCTTTGGTTGATGATCCTCCCAATGCACAGATCGATGAACACTTCACCCAAGAGAAGTTCCACGAGCTTACCGAGATGGCAGACGCCGAAGAAGCCGCCGACAAGCTGGCTTCTCTGATGGAAGAGGCAGACCGCGTGATGGAAGCCGCGATGCCCACCATCAACGTCCAAGGATTCCGGGGCTTTACGGATCAGGTTCGCCGTTTAGACGAACTCTCCACCGAAATCGAGATGCTTGAAGCAGAGCTTGAGGCCGCCACCAGCGGCCTTTTGTCGCGCAAGAAGGATCTCGACAAGGAGATGAAGGCCGCCGTTGAGGTTCTCAAGAAAGACTACAAGGAGAATCTTTCGGCACAGGGCAACGTCATCATCGAGCGCAAGACCGCTCTGGTGGACGCCCAGGCAAGGTTGGCAGTCGTTGCTCGCAGGCGCACTCCGCAGAAGGTCCGGGATGAACTCCTGGCCGCTCTTGCCGAGGAGTACGGTGAGAGTATTCGTCAGCGCCTTCCTGAACTGGAGAACGCACTGCGCGAAGAAAAGAAGACTATGGCTGTCGCCTTCAAGGGATTCGAGCTTGAGATGCGTACCGCGTCCGTTGCTGACAAGAACGCTGGTGTCCTCGACAAGCTGGTTCGCTTCCGCGAATGGCTCGTTGGTGGCCTGAAGCGCATTGTCGGTATGGCAGAGCAGGCCACTCGTCTTTTCAAGGGCGTGGGCCGCAAGATGGAGAAGGACACCTCCATGTTCCTGCGGGAACTCGACCAGTTCGAGTCCGAGATGGGCAAGGCTGCCACCGAAGTCCACGGTTTCGATTTCTTTTCCGAGTAGGAGTCTCCGTTGAAGACCGGCACTAACAACGTCAACTGGCAAGAGAGAGCCACAGAGTTCTCTGTCGGTGATCTCGTGGGAATCTTCGGAGCCTACGAGTCTCAAGCAGGCCGCGTAACAGCGGTCTGGCCTGCTATTGGCATGATTGATGTTGAAATGCCTAACGGCAACAAGCGGTTCCCTGCGGAAGACCTCCAGCGTTACGACGGCAACGGTAACGCAGCCCCGCCTACCACAGACTCTGCTCCGGGAGGCCAGCCTACGGTTTCGGTTCCAGGAGGCCCTTACGGTAAGAGCGCGTCTGCTGAAAGAGTTGCTGAAGCAGCCGTGCGTAGAGCTTTGTACTGGGCATCCACGGATCGTAAGTACAAGTTGACCCGCTCTGAAAAAGACGGTGGGGCTATCGGTTGTCCCAAGTGCAAGGAAGGCTCCCTCAAGCGAGCAATCTACAAGCGTAGGGACGGTGCCAGCGAGCGCCTGATGGGATGTCCTGGGTGCATGTTTCTCATCAAGGAACTCGATATTGTGAACTTCCTTGGGGATAACGCTGAACTTGAAGTCGGAGAGGAGGGTTAGACATGGCTTTTGCCAAGTACGCCAAGGCGATGGTCCTCCATCCTCGTGTCAATGCTGCCTCTTGGGGCGGTATGCAGCGTACTGCGTCTTCTACCCCCACCCGCGACCTCTCCGCGCAAGCCACCACGATTCTCGGCACTCCTTTTAGCCCGGACCAGTACCTCCTTACCCACTGCACTATTGTGGGATCGGTTGAGGTAGAGAAGGTAGCGGGCGCGAAACTCGGGAACGTCAAGATCGGCAGCCGTACCATCAACCGTAAGTACGCCGACTACTACATCTCCCCTGAATCATCCGCGATGGTGAACAACAACGGGGATTCCTGGAGCCGGGATGTCTTGCTGAAGTCTTACCGGACTTTCATCGGCTCCCACAACTTCCAGGAGCATGTCCAGATTGAGGAGCAGTCGAAGGGCCGCATCATTGATGCCGTAGCCCGTGACGTTGGCTCTTCGGTTTATATCGACATCCTCGTTGCCACTGACCGAAAGCACGCAGCACTTGTCCAGGACATTGAATCCGGCAAGATTGCAACGCTCTCTATGGGCTGCACCACGGATTTCACCATCTGCACGAAGTGCGGTCATGTTGCCGCTGATGAGACTGAACTTTGCGACCATATTCGGTATGCGAAGCTCAACACTTTCATGGATGGCGGCGGCAAGAAGCGCGTGATTGCAGAGCTTTGCGGCCATCCCGACTACGATGAGACGGGTGGCGTGACGTTTATCGAGGCGTCTTGGGTAGCGACCCCGGCCTTTTCCGGCGCTGTCATGCGGAACATTTTGAGTCCTGCGGAGGCCACCTCCCAGACCCAGAAGTTGGAACAGGTCCTCTCCGCGCCCCCAGAGGCATGGTCGCAGGACGCGATTGCGAAGGCAGCCTCTACGGTACGCGCCTTTGGTTTTGGCGAGGATGATGAAAAGCCCGCCGAAGAGGCACCCGCTGATTCAGGGAAGCCTTTCACTGACATCGAAGACCAAATCTACGACATGGTGAAGAAGCGCGTTCAAGAGCGCCTTCAGAAAGACATGGCTGATTCCAACGTGGAAGAGCAACTGGATAACCCAGGTCCTCCGTCCACTTGGCCCAACGACACCCTTCAAAAAGAGGGCAAGCTCCACCAGTACAAGACTGCTATTCAGACGGTTGTGCGGGTGGCGTCCTCTGACGTAGCCCTCGTTGACGGGGTTGCTGCGGTCAATGATTCCTACGGAGTCAAAGTTGCACGGGACATTTACCGTGCGGTTTTGGCTGCGGGAACCCCTTCGAGCCATCCTGACTTGAAGTCCTTTCTTGCTGCTCTTGGCTCCGCTACGGGTCGCAAGATGTCCTCTGCCGAAGTTCGGGTAGCAATCCGAGTCGGCTATCTGCTTTCCCGCCGGGCGAGCAAAACCACTCAATCCGTTACCTGAATACACAAGGAGAATAGTCATGAGTCGCGAACGAATGACCTGGACCGATGACAAGCAGGCTTCTGAAGCCCCTGCAACCCCGTCCGACAGCGAGGGAGCCGCAAGCCCCGCCGCCAAGGAAGACCCCGCACCAGAGGCTTATGCCAAGGGCGACACTGAAGAGTGGGCCGAAGGCAAGGACGAGTCTCCTGTGGTGGAAAGCGAAGCACCTGCTGTGCCCAGCGAGAGGCAGGCTGCTGCCATGCTTGAGCGCAAGGCTGCCAAGTGCATCCGTCTTGCAACTGCCATGCTTGGTGATGGCGCTTCTGTAGAGGCCATCGAAGACCAAGCTCTCGCCTTTATGGATATGGACGACCGTGCCCTCCATTCTTCCCTTTCTCGCCTTGGCGAAGATGCAGAGAAGAAGAAAGAGGACGAGGAAGGCGCAGAGGCAGAGGCAGCAAAGACCATCCAAGAGGACAAGGAGCACGCTGCTGAAGCCAAGAAGGCCGATGATTCTGCTGACGAGGCCATCGACAAGGATGATGCCAAGGCTGCTGAAGAGGATCTCGCCAAGGAAGCTACCGACAAGGAAGCTGTCGAGAACCGTCTTGCCAAGATCGAGGAAGCCTTGAGCATCCTTGTGGGAAAGAAGGCCGAGGATGACAGCGGCGACGAGGCTATGGACGACGACAAGAAGGCTTCGGGCCACTTGGACGAAGACGAAGCCATGCTCGAAGCCATGCTTGCCGAGGAAGGCATGATGGAGAAGCCCGAGGCTATGGAAGACCCCGAGGCGATGCTTGAGGAGATGCTTGCTGAAGCAGAAGCCGAGGCTATGGCCGAGGAAGTTGCCGAGGCCATGTCCGCAGACCCCGGTGTTCCCGGTGAGGAAGCCCTCTACGAAGATGGCGAGTCGCATGATCCGGGCGACCATGATCCCGACGGCTTCGAGGAGTCGATGGTGGTGGACGAGGCTGTCATGATGGCAGATCCGGTTGTCGATGATCCGATGGGCGTCATGGCTCGCGACCTGGACGAAAAGGATAGCGAGATGCTCGCAGTTCTCTTCGGCAAGCAGGCTGACGACGATGACGACGAGGACAAGGACGAAAAGGAAGACCACGACGAGGGTGCCATCAAGGATGATGAGGACCACATCGAGTCCCTTGAGGAAGACAAGGACGAGGAAGAAAAGGACCTCAAGAAAGAGGAAAAGAAGGCGGCCCGTAAGCCCCAGCCTAAGAAGGCCAGCAAGGGCGCGAAGCGTCTTGGCGGTGTCTCCAAGTCGGCAGGCAACGAGGTCGGCAACCTTTCCCAGCTTTGGGAGTCTGCTCCCGACGTGAGCCGGTTCTTCAACTAATCCCAACCCTTTCCCCCAGGCGTGGAGGGCAACTTTCACGCCTGGGGGGTCCAAGGTTTCTCCCTAACGGGACAAAAGGGACCTTCGGTTCAATAGATACTTGATACACCGTCTTATAGTTAGACGGTTTGCGTCTGGACTTGAAGGCATACGGCCCGAGAGTCTTTCATCACACCCCTTCCTGTAAACAGGGAGCACAGTCAGGAGAAATCATGCCTTTGCTTGGACAGGCCAGCGGTGGGTGGACAGAGTCATCTTCGGCACTTCGTATTCTCAACTTGGGAATCCGAAACTCCGTGGGCGTTCTTACGAACGACTCCTTCACCCAGACCAACCCGCCAGTAGTTACGGCCACTTCAACTATCAGTACCAATGTTGACACCAGTGTTCTTGGTGCCCTCTCTGGTAGTATCGCGTACACTCGACCCGATCAGGGCGTCAACTTCATCGGCCCCAACGCCGAAGGTGTTGGTGCTGCGAACGAACTGTTCGTCTTGCCCCTCGGACTCTTCATCAACGACGCCGTAGGTAACGCCTATGAGAACACTCCCGGTCCTGCATCGGGCAAGGGTCCTTACGTCAGCGGTCAGGGAACTTATGCTTCCTCGCTGTTCGAGACCCAGTTCTTGGCCGCCTCTGGTGGTGGTGGTGCTGCTGGTGATGCAATCACCTGGACTACTGGAATGCGTATGATCGCTTCCCGTAACGGCTACCTCATGCCTCTCTGGGACATTGTCAACGGTGGCACCTTCGCCAACGCTGGTAACAGTTCCGATGTCGAGCATGGCCACGCCGCTGGAACCGAAACGATGATGGGTGTCCTCAAGATGCCTGCTGATGCAACCCAACCAGAGATCGTTTTCGATCTCCGCGTCTGATAAGGAGTACACACAATGTCAGTTGCAAACTCTGTGAAGCAGAAGCTGATCAGCGACTACATCGGTACTCCCCAGGGACGTGCCAAGCTCGCTGCATCAATGACTCAACCCCTGCGGCTTCGTCGCGACTACATGGCAGTGGGTCGTAAGACCTTCCTTGTCGAGCAGTTGCCCGACGGTGCCCTGCCGATTTACGACAAAGATCCTGATGTTACGGCATATGTGGTCGGTGAAGAAGGTGAGAACATTCTTGCCATCACCAAGCCTCGCCGCGTCATCTTTCCTTTGTTCGAGATCGCGTCCAACCCGGAGATCCCCCTGACCCAGATCAAGGAGCGTCGTTTCGACCTCATTGAGCGGGCACAGGATCTCGCCCGTGCCCAGATTCAGGCTGCTGAAGATGAGCGCGTGTTCGCCGTCCTTGACGCTATCGCAACCACTGGTTTCGACAGCATCGCTGGTGGTACGAACCCCGACACCCCCGTTGTTGCACCGATTAGCGGAGCCGTCCTTGCTGACGCCTTCTCGCTCATCGAGCGCCACGACCTCCGGGTTGCTCGCGTGTTCATGAACGCTCGCGACTACGCTGACCTGCGTAAGTTTGGCCGGGACATCTTGGACATCGAAACGCAGCGCGAACTGCTGAAGACCGGCCTTATGGGCACCCTCTGGGGCGCACAGGTCATCGTCAGCCGCCTTGTCCCCGTGGGCACGGTGTATGTTTGCTGCGAGCCAGAGATGTTTGGACGTATCCCCGTCCGTACCGAACTGACCGTTCTTTCCGCAGACGATCCGAAGGCTCGCACCATCGGCTTCTCCTGCTTCGAGAACCTGGGTCTTGGTGCCTACAACCCCCGTGGTTTGGCCCGACTGACCATCACTCGGTAGCATTTAGCCGGTGACGGCTTCTGAAACCCCCGGTTGGTTCGCCAATCGGGGGTTTCTTGCGTTTGGGGGGTTCCCGTTCTGACTGGCTGCCGTAAAGAGTTCAAGAGGAGGGATGGGACACCCAGACTGATTCGACAAAGGTGGAGGGCGATCAAGACCCGTTGACCACTGCGCTACCCACAAGACCGAGCAGCGGCGAAACCTTGTCAGTCTAAACGCCATACGAGTACCGAGAGGTCCGGGACGAAAGTCTCGGGCCTCGTTTGCTTTGGGGTGCCGGTAGAGTGTCGATACTCAATGGGAAGTAACCCTTCTGGAGACAGTCATGTCTGATACCCCCGCCCGTCACCGCTTGATTCGCCTCGCCTCTACGTTGCCCAAGGGCAGCACGGAGCGTGGAGAGATCCTCTCCATTCTTGCCGCTGACGCTGACCACCTGAAGAAGCACCAGTTCGACAGCGAGAACAACCCCAATCCCAAGGGGAATGACAAGGACGGTGACGGCGAGACTAACGAGCCGAGTCCCGTGAAGGACAAGAAGGCTGCCCCTTGTGATGACGCCCCCGCTCCCTTCAAAGAGCAGTGCTTGAAGAAGGTTGAAGAAGGGAAGAAGAATGAGGACAAGAAGGAAGCCGGTGGTGGCTGCGACTCTCCCAAACTTCCCGACGCCCTGAAGGCACAGTGCAAGGAGAAGGAGAAGGAAGGCGACAAAGAGGCCAAGGAAAAGTACCCCTGGGATGATTGTATTGCCGATCAGATGAAGGAATACGGCAGCAAGGAAGTTGCTGAAAAGGTTTGCGGTAAGATCCGGGCCGAGAGCCAGGGCCTCAAGTCCGCTGCTGATTTCCGCAGAAGCCTGATTCGGATGGCTGCCGAGATGCCCAAGGGCGATGCTTCCCGTAAGAAGCTCCTCACACTTCTCAAGTCCTAATGATTCAGCCATCGCCTTCAAGAGTAGCTGCCCGTTATGCGGCATCCCCTCCCACGCTTCGGCAAGTGAAAGCCCTTTTGAGGCGCACGGGAATCGAAGGTGAGTTGTCAGGGCGTGGGCGCGATTGGTCCGTGGAGTTGCCTGATAGCCGCACTTCTGACGCCTTCCAGAAAGCCTACCAAAAGGCTTTTCGTGCTGGGGTTGGGGGTTACCGTACTGGCTACGGTGCCTGGGTTATGCGCCCAGGCTATGGCGCAGACCCCCATGACTTCAACGACCCTGCTTCCCGGCACCACTACGCCGCGCTCCCAGAGGAGCCTGTGGTCGGAGACATTCTCTATTCCAACTGGGGATATGACCAGACCAACATCGACTACTACCAGATCATCAAGGCGACCCCAAAGCAGGTCGTCATAAAGCAGCTTCTCAAGAAGGTTGTGAGCACGGGCCGCACTGATGAGAAGGTCATCCCCCTCAAGGGGAAGTTCGATCCAAGAGGGAAGGCTCTCCGTAGAAAGTGGCGTCCCGGCTACAGCGACGGCATTGCTGTGAGCATCAACTCCTACTCCAGCGCGTATAGTTGGGATGGTCGTCCTAAAAGCCAAACAATGGCCGGGTTCGGCCACTGAAGACGATCTTCGCTGGGTAGTGTGAGCACACTGGAGGGTGAGGTGCTCATAGCAGTTTCAGGGACTATCGGTGTCGGCAAATCCACTCTCTGCGCGAGGCTTGCTGGCGAGACCGGTTTTACCCTGATTCCAGAGCCGGTGTCCACGAACCCCTACCTCGCTGACTTCTACATAGATCCGACGAGATGGGCCTTTACAGCCCAGATATTCATGATCACGGATCGCTTCCGTCGGCAGCAGGAGATCACTGATAGCAGTGAGGGCTATCTTTTGGATCGGTGTCTTCACGAGGATTGGGTATTTGCCCAAGTTCTCTACGAAATGGAACACCTGTCTGAACGAGAGTGGGAGACGTACAAAGGTCTTCACCGCTCTCTTATTGAGGTGGTCCCGGTTCCAGATGCCGTTGTCTACTTGCGGGTTCCCCCCGAGGAGGCTCTCCAGCGCATCGGTTCCAGAGGCAGAGCTTCCGAGATGGCGATTTCCTTGGACTACCTCTCCCATCTTCATCGCGTGTATGAGGAGTGGGCTACCCGTATGTCTACCATCACAAGGGTGGTCGCTATGGATTGGCGTTCCTACGGGGATGTAGCCGAGGTTGTTGGTCGTCTGCCTACACCAAAGAGGGCGGTATCCTCAAATCAGACGTTTTCATGACTGTCCATTCCGGGTCCATGAACGGCTCGTACCCAAACATCTGAATCAGAGGTGCGTCGGCCTTCGCCACCCATTCTTTCATCTCATCGTCGTAGAGGGATTCCGGGTCTTTGATCCACGACGCGGGCCGGTGTGACGCACGGTTTTGGGGTGTCACACTCTGTACTTTCTCCAGGTCCTCGTTCAACACTTCCGCAAGCCCTTCGTAGAGGGTGGAGGTGTTGATGAAAAGGTCTGGGCGTGGAGGCTTGCCGTAACAGAACCGGAATGTCCAACTACACAGGCCCAGGCCAGCACCGAGGTAGTCTATCTCGGCTCCATAATGGCCGAGCGGGTCCGGGTCCCAGATAAGCGGGAAGGGGCGCGGGAGTTCTTCCAGGTCCAGGGGGTGGGTTGCCCCGAAGAGGAAGTCCTTGAACTCCGAGGATCCATTGCCCATTCTCCTGACGTTCTCTTGCTGCTGTTCCGACGGGTAGGCACTGGAGATGGCCATGTTGTAGAGGGAGGCGTACCAGGACCAGGGGTCTCGCACGCTCCCGACCAAAGCTCTTTTCGCCAGTGCCGAGGTAGGGATGTCAGAGGCCCTTCCGTGACGCCGCAAGCTGTTGATAACCCCAAGCCCTGGGGGTTGGAGTTGCTTCAACACACGGTAGACGGACATGCCCCCTGTCTTGGGCATATGCCAGTAAGCGATCTTGTCCGTGTAGAAGAGGGACATCAGGAAGTGGGCCTGTCGGATCGATACCGTTCAACCAGAGCTTCTACTGGAGATCCCTCTTCCCCTTCATCCCCGAAGAAATCATCCACGTCGAACTCGTCAGGTTCGTCGTTCTCTTCGTCTGATTCAGGAGCTACCCGGACACCATCCAGGATGGCGTCTACCTCATCCATCTGGTCGAGCAGGTCTTCCCCTTCGTCGTCCCATTCCCCTTCGTCGTCCTTCTCTTCTTCTCCGTCCTGAAGTCCCTTGAGAATGGCGATGGTTTCCGGGTTGCCTGCAAGCACCTGCATCCTTGTCGCGAGGTCCAGACGGCTCACGTCGATCCCGTGGATGATTTCCGGCTCTGCTTCACCGTCCTCTTCCTCTTCCTCATCTTCTGGTTCAGGAGCGGAAGCAACGTCATTGGCGACTTCATTTTCCTCCGCTACGAGTGCTGCTGCCACCTCCGTCCATGCCTGAAGTTGGCCTTGGAGTTGATCAGCACTGGATTGCAGTTGCTTGAAGTAGTCCTCCATCTGGCTGTCGAGGTTTTCCACAGCTTCCAGGATTCCCGCCTCCTTCATCAAGGCATCCCTCTTCTCTTTATGCTGTGCTTGCATAGCCTTCAGGGATTTGGGAAGCTCCTTCAGCTTCTCTTGCAGGGACACGATGTTTTGAGAGGCGGTTTCCCGCAGGTTTGTGTTCACGTCAGCACCTTCCGGTTTTGATGAACGATACCCGCAAGCCAGTGCTTGCGGTTCCTTCAGTTGCCTCTGTTATTCGTCCTTGGTCGTCAATGGTGACGACGGGGTTGGTGTAAGTCCCCGCCGTGACGCCTGTGTTTGCGAGGTCAAAGGTCTTTGTCCCCACCCCGTCTGTGATGTTGATGCCGGTCCCGCCCGTTAGCACGTTTGAAGCAGCCGACGTGATTCGGCCTTGGGCGTCTACCGTGACATCAGGGTTTTCGTAGGATCCGGGAGTTACGGCAGTGTTTTCCAGGGAGACGGTGACGTTTGTACCGTCGTCCGTGATGTCGATGCCTGTGCCTTCTGCAAGCACACGGGCATTAGGAAGGTCAGCGTCAGCGGCCAGGGTGACGTACTGGGCATCGTCGGGTGCCCCCGCATCGCCCGCTGTCTTCCCGACATACCGGAATCCCACAATCCAGGGATCAAACGTCGCAGCGACAATCCCTGTTAGAGCGAAGAAGTCTGCCGAGAAGAGGAGAAGCCCGTTGGCATAGTTGAAAGTCCACCCTACGGTCTTGTTGGCCCCAACTCCTGTGGTCCCTTCCGTGGTGGTGATGAGAACACCGCCAGCGTTTGGATCACCGTTGTACAACTGCATGGCGTATCCGTTGCTCGGAGCGCCAGACGCTTGGGGGACTAACTGTGGAAGCAGCCAGTTTCGGAGTTGTGCGGAGGAAGTATCCCCCGGCGTTTCGTAGGCTGCGTAGGTGGAGAAGTTGGTTCCCGGAACCAGGGTCATTTGGGTAGCGGACGCAGGGTCAGACAGGTCCTGAATCAGATCCGGGTTGGCCGCCGCGTTGGTTTGTGCCGTTGCGAGGTTCCCGGCCACCAACCCCTGGAGCCGAGGCATCTCCGTCCATACCTGTTCTGCGGCGAGAACAAAGGTGAAGGGGAAGAAGACCTCGTACCAAACACTATTGGGGTTGGCGTCAATAACCCCGGCCTGGAGAGCCTTGGCCGCGATGTTGATTCTTTCAAGTTGGCTGAATCCCACTACTCACCTCCTGTTTGGGCCATGTACTGCCCCAGGACAGGCATCACGTCGTTTTCTTCGAGCCGGTATACGGTTCGGGTGTGGATCCCGGTTTGCACAGACAAGGAGAAGTACCCCTCCTTGTACTTGGCTCTTACCGTTTGGGTTCCGACATAGAACACGGCGCGATCCCATAAGGCACGAGCTACATCACGGAAATCTCTGTCGGTAAGGGTTACCTCGTCTACACGCCCTTCAGAAGTGGCGATGGACACCCTCACAGTGTTGACTTCATGGTCTCTGGTGATGTGGAAGGGTTGGGTGAATCGGGGCATTTTGGACCTCAAACGAAAGATACGACCAGGGAATCGACCATGATTCCAGGGTTGGCGATCTCGATCTCAATGTAGATGCCGTTCTCGCAAGAGAAGCCGCCGAAGGTGATGTTGACTGTGTTTCCGCTGGAGGTCCCTTCTCGTATGTAGGAGCCGAGAACGGTAGCTCCGTCATCGAAGCTGGCGAAGTTGTACAAACCCCCATGTACACGGAGGGGGTTGGCTGTCGGTCCCGCACCCCCTCCTGTGGCAGAGGCTACACGCCTGACGTAGACCCGGAGATCCTCCGCAGCAAGGTCTGTGGTCGCATCCCCGAGGAAGGTTCCAGAGAAGTTCAGGGTCATCGAGGAGCGGTTTGTTCCTGCGGTGTCCACGAAGGTCCGGTAGTAGGAGACAGTTCCTCCCAAGGCGGTGTAGTCGGGGCCTCCCGTGGGGTTGTACACAGACCAATCCAGAATGGGGGCTTGGTTAGGGACTGACAGATTCCCATCACAAACTATCCCCTCTCCCCCCACCAAAGTCGTGGTGCTGTTCCAGTTCCCGGCTGTCGCTCCCCCGTTGTAAGTGGAGTCCTGTCTCCGGTTCTCGTCATTGAAATACTCTGCGGTATCGGAACTGGCAGTAGTGTGTGTGTCCACAACAAGAGCAAGAGAAGCACTCGCAGCAGCAGCCCCACTTCCCCAGGAGTCCGCTGCCACTGCCGAAGCAGCAACCGAGGAGCCGAGATAGCGGTATCCAGTTCCGCTGAACGCCCAGTCGGTCTTGGAGTAGGACACACCATCGGTGTTTTCATCATTGTTCCAACCAGCGAAACTGGCAGCCCCATCCCCAAAAGGCGATTGACTCAATGTGGGCAACGTGCCCCCAACATTCGATGACGAGATGGTCAGGTTTCCCGTGGCGCGAGAGGTGTTGCGATTCAGTTGATCAATGCCCGTCACCTCCACAGTGAACTGGGAACTCGTGTCGTAATAAAGCACCCCGGACAAGTACCGGGTGGCCACCATCCCAGGAGTCTCACTCAGGGTACAAACCCCGCTGATGGAGGGGGTAGTGGGGTTGGCGTCAAGGAACACAGCAGCTTGAGTATAAGTATAAGGACCACTCCCATCCGTTGCCGAGTCTGGGGTCATCACCACCTCGACATGGTAGCGACCTCCCTCTAATCCTGCATTGGTGAGGATGGTTGAAGTGTCCACCCCCACTGACATGTTTGCCTTTTGGCGGGCAGGGTGGAAGGCGTCATCCACGCCATAGCCAGAAATTACTACAAAGAGGTTTCCCGAGCCAGAGGTGTGGGTGGCGTCACCTGTCAGAGAAGGGGTGGTGTAGGTTTCTAAGACTGAAACCCCATCCGCGTCATACATCGTCACCACAGCAGTCGCGTCTCCCCCAAATCCGGTGGTGTCCCCTGGCGTGGTGAATGTAATGTCATCTTGAAGTGTGGCTGGCTGGTCGGTCCCGGCCCAGCCTCCGGTTTTGAAGGGGGTCCCCTCTCCCCCATGTGGGGTGGATATGTGGGCGGTGGTACGCGAGAGGCTTTCGGTGACCGACTGATTACCGTTATTACCGTCGGACGTGTCCCAGTGGCTACTGTATGAAGGGGGCGGGAGTGGCGGGATATAGACGGTAGCCACACCGCCCACGTCAAGAACTTCTACGTCCGCGCCTACAAAGTTGATGGTGGTGAAGGTTCCAAGAGAGACTCCTTCATCCTCAATATCAACTCCAGCCCCCCCACCCCCCGACTCAAAACAGTCAACTCCTTCTTCTACGACCGCTAAAACCCCGGTGGCGGGGTCTTCTCCTTCCATCACTCCGTAGAGCATGATCGAGGGGGTCAGTATCGCCGGGATGGTGACGGTGTATTTGTATCTTCCTGTGACCCCGGTGACGGCAGACATGGCTGTGCCTGCCACAACCACCCCTTGCCGGTTCCCTGAAGCATCGAAGTAGAAGACCTCAATGGAGGGGTTTAGGGGCGTGATCGGGTTCCCACTGCTGTCCAGGAACAGTGCGGTAAAGGTGAAGGGTTCCCCGATGATCCCTTTAGCCATCGGTTACTCCTTTGGGAGTTCTCGGAGAAGCCACTCCCTCTTTTCAATCCACTCTTTTCCGTCCCACACCATTCCGTTCATTTCTTCACCGACCTTCGGTTCTGGAAGGTCCATAGGAAGAGGAAGCTGCACAACTCGCGGTGCGGCTACTGCTATGCCCGTTTTCGTGAACGCCATTCGGAACTCCTAAAACTTCTCGCTCATAGACTACCAACCGGAGGGAAGTTCTGATTCTCGGTAGGGTCTTTATTCCTGACCCTATGGGTGAGAGGGATGCCCGTGTGTGGCAACCACCTCGGGTTCGCGTTGTGCTTTTTTTGGGCTACTCCTTTTTGCGCTTTTCCCTCTGAACTGACCCCTTTTCCAACTTTTGGAGTTTCCCAATGGCTGATTCCGTCAACTCACTTATCCGGCTCGAACAAGGTCTTACCAAGACCATCGGCGCTACCGACAATGTTCAAATCGGCGGTAACTTTCAATCTGCTAACCTCACCGCTACCGGTGGCCTCGATGTAACCGGCAACGCCCTCATCCAAGCCAACCTTACTGTCCTGGGTGACACCATTAGTGGTGGTCAACGCGACTTCATCGTTGAGGACAACTTCATTGACCTCAATAATGGCCAGCAGGGTGCCGATCAGTCGGGTGGTTTCACCTGCAACATCCGGGCAGCGCAGAGCGTAGACATCAATGCTGCCGGAACTGGCGCGACGTTCGTGGCTGCTGGTGCTGGTGGCGCTACCGTGAGCATCAACGGCTTCAACCCCAATGTTCTTGCTGCCGACGACATCATCGAGTTTTCCGGCTTCACGGGAGCCGCAGCAGGTAACAACGGCCTTTTCGCCGTCAAGTCAGTGGTAGACGCTTCTGCTGGTTTGATCACGATCTACACCGCTGCTGAAGTTGCTGCCGCAGTCAACATCCCCTTCTGCCAGACCGACTTCGTGGCAGGCACTGAAGACGCTGGCAGTCTTGGGTACGAACTCAAGCTGGCAGTCGCCGCTTTCACTGACGGCACCCTCACGGATGCAGCCGGTAACCCGATCACCCCCGCTGGTGCATTCGTTACCGCCTACTCTACTGACGCCAACGCCAAGGCCCCCGGTAACGCTGGTGCGATGGAGTACGAGGCGGCCCAGAACGTGTCCCTGCAGGAGGCATACCAAGCAGGCGCTGGAATCACCCTGGCCGACGCCGCTGGTGGTGGCGCGGGTGACATGATCATCAAGACTGATGACACCAACCCCAACCCGGCTGACTTCAAGCTGAACAACGCCTCGAATCAGAACTACCTCTCAACGGGCACCCAAGGCACCCTTCTTACAGTCGGTTCTGGCACGAACGTCAAGACGGTCCTTGATGGTCAAATCGCAAGTGACATCACTTTCGCCACGGGAGCGGCTCGCAGCATCGGAGTCACGAGCGCAGCATTGACGATGTCCACGACCACTGCGGGCAAGCTCACTGTCAGTGGTGGTGCGGACATGCTCATCGACTCGGACGATGAGATGGCCATCAAGATGGAAGCCAGTGACAACAATGACAAGTCGTTGTTGCTGTCGGCCACGAACGCTGGAGCCGGTAACGGCTTCATCCAGATGGATGCCGACAAGCTCGGTGCAACCATCCTTGGCTCAGGCATTGCCGTTACTTCGACTGGGAAGGTTTCTGTCTCTGGCTCCAACGGAGCCGCCGATGCCATGAAGCTCGAAGCAGCCAACGTCGGGAACAATGCGGGGATGCAGCTTCGCAGTGCGCTTGACATTGATGCCCAGTCCACCCACGGTGGTATTTCACTCGATGGTGTGACAGCAAGCAACCTCACCATCGCGGCAATCTCCGGGGTCGACCAGGACCTGACGCTTCGTGGAACCAATGGTGGCGCGGGTGACTCCAAGCTGGACGTTGATTTCACCCACGTCGCTATCGACTCCTCGGTGGGTGCCGTAGCCGTCACAGGTGCCGTTGATGCTTCCGTCACTGCAACCACTGGCGCAGCCTCCGTGGTAGCCACGGCGGGCGCGGTAACGCTGACCGGGAAGGCCGACAGTGTCTGGGGCCTCTCCGGTGATTGTGGGGCAGCCGACAAGACGCTCACCATCCAGTCGGTCAACTCCAATGCCGGTGGCGCTAACTCGATGCTGCTGGAGTCAGACGTTGACGTCGTACTGCGGGCGGCATCGGGTGCTGTGATTGTTCAGCAGGGCCAGTACACCAACCAGACGGGTGCCCAGATCACCATCAACACGTTGGTCACGGTGGACGCTTCTGGTGACCAACGTGTCAAGCCCGCAGACGCAGCCTCTATCGCTGGCGCTTCGGTGTTCGGCGCAGTGGTTGCCAACGCCAACAACACGAACCCTGTCCTCATCAGGACTTGTCCTGGAACCCCCTCCGCGATGATCGCCGGTTCCGGGGGCACTACCCGAGGCGAGGTTGTGTATCTGGGCAAGGGTGCCGATGCTGGAAAGGTTGTCATGCAAGGAAACCTCGGTACGGCATCCGGTGATGCTGTCCACCGGGTCGGCATCGCGATGGAGACCCAGGCCGCTGCCGCCGCTGTCGTCGTTCACTTCCTGCCGCAGTTCGTCGCTACCATTCCGTAGCGATAGGCTTTAGCCTGATTCAAGGCCCGTTCGTCCTTCAAGGGGCGGGCGGGCCTTGTCATTCATGGTGGGTATGATGCAACGAGGAAATGCTATGGCCAAGAATGCCAAGAACTTTGAAACTCGGGTTCAGATGGGTCTGGGAGAGGCTATCGAACGCCTCATCCGGGTAGATGCAGGAGCAGCGCAGGGGTACGGAGGTTCCCGAGCGGATCTCATGGAGGAGCGCAGGTTGATTGTCGAAGCCCTCAACCAACAGTACAAGCTGGACCTCGGGTTTGACTGCAACATGGACGGGGTTCCCGACACCGTGGAAATCTTCATGCAGTCTGCCCAGACTTCGTGTTGCCGCATCCTCCCTATGGACGGCAAGAAAGTATCATCAGGACGCAAGTCAACACGCAAGAAGCCGCAGGCGGCTAAAAAGACCGCTCGTGGTACGCGGAAAAGGAAGTGATTATGTCGATTGAACAAGTGATTTTGGGACTCTTGGCTTCGTATGCGGTCTGCTTTGGGCTGGTGAACGATAAGGCTGCTCTGATCACCAACCCCTTGAAGAAGCTGCCTCTGTTTCGGGCCGAGGACGGGGAGAACACCTTCGGGCGTATGCTCCGTTGCCCTTACTGCACGGGGTTTCATGCGGGCTGGATCACTTATCTTGTGGTTTCTGCTCCCGTTCTTCTCGGGGAGGGGGATCTGGACGCTCTCTCGTTGGTTTCCGAGGGTATCGTGTTCGCCTTCGCGTCTTGCGCCTTCTGCTACATCGCAGATGTCACCGCACAGTGGCTTGAAGAAACCGCGTCGTCTTGACCAGGAGCTTTCATGTCCTCTTCCAAGAACATCCAATGCCCGGTTGAGGTGTCGGATGGGGATTCTTTTGGGGAATACGCTAACGCTATTCGCATCATCCCTGACAGCGGGGATGATGTCCTTTTGGATTTCTGCGTGTATTCGGCACAGGACAACAAGGCGCGGGTAGTTAGCCGAGTTCGGTTGGCGGCCTCCATGCTCCAGGTGATTCGAGACAGGATCTCCCAAGACTTGACAGATACGGTGCCCTCGTCCGAGGGGGTTTTCTTGATGCCTGCTTTGGGCGGCACGAACTAATGCCGATTGGAAGGGTTCCGTCAGCGAGTACCTCGGCTGGGTCTTTTGTGATCCCAGGTACGACTGCTAACGGGGCCATCCGGGCGGGCGCTGCGGTAGCGGTAGTCCTCGACGGCGTTGATGCAGTGGTCGAGGAGTGTTCAGCAACCTCGAACGGCAACACCTTTGCAGGTTTCGCCGCTAAAGCGGTGGCTGATGGAGAGGTTGTTGCGGTGGTCACGTTTCGAGGGTCCACCGTCACCCCCATTGTGGAAGGTGGCGGTTCTCTCACCACAGGTGATCTGGTTTTTCTTTCGGACACTTTGGGGGAGGTGGTTCACACCGCTCCTTCGGGTGCCGGTAGTGTGGTAGTTCCACTTGGGGTGGCGGTTTCTGCCACAGAGTTATTCATCAGTACCGATGCTCGGTACGGTATTAGTGTCTGATATTTACGGAGGGCATGGCATGATGGCAGCAGGTACGTTTGAGAAAGGGGATTTCAGGTCTTACAGGGCGATCACAAAGATTCACCTGGGAGCACTTGAGTTCGACATTCAGGAAGGCGAGACCGTTCTCTTCGACGGGACCACACTCAAACGTGGCGACGGGGAGGATGAAATCCACACTCTGCGTGCAGCTATCAAGGTGGGATGGCTTGTTCCTGAAGACTCCGAGGAAACCTCGTACACCCCCAAACCCGCTGACATCAAGATCCACGAAGCGGCCCCTACCAGTTCGGAAAGTCGAGAGGCTCGCGCCCCCCTCACAATCCAGGATGAGGAGCGAGATGTAGGCACTGTTGCCAGTCGCGTCAGCACTGGCGCTCCCACAGGCGCGGTCGAGAAGGATGCAGACGACGCAGCCGTTGTGGGCCGTATGAAGAGGAGTGCCAAGTCCGGTCCCATTCGCATTGACGGGGAAGACCGCAAGGTGGTCAAGACCCTCGACAACGACTCTCGGGACATTGTTGAGCCTGCCCGTGTGGCTACAGGGGACGTGGACGAAGCGATGGCAGGGGATGAGCTTGTGGACATCCTTCCTGATGCTGCGAACGCGGACGTTCCCCCCAAGGGCGTCTCCGGGGAAGGTCGGGGTGATGAGTCTGAACTACGCGCCAAGGCCGTTACTGCCAAGGGTTCCACTACTGTCGGCACTGCTGATGACGGTGAGGTGGTCGCCTCCATCGCCTCGAAGAAGGCACTTTCCGCAGACGGGCTTTCCCCTGAAATCATCGAAGCAAAACTTGAGGTAGTCCGTCAGTTTGTTCCGGGGTTCCAGTGGGACATGAACATGCAGTGGGCCAAGCGAGCCAAGCTGGCCGTGTCCAAGTACGGGGACAACCTTCCCGTCATCAACGCCATCCTCTCGATTGAGACAGAAGCGGTGCGGAAGGACATTATGAAGCGGCTCTACAAGGATTAGGCTGCGGTACATTCCCGATAAAGCCCGGATGGTTGAGTGCCGTCTGGGCTTTATTGCTTCTGGAGGCTTTGTGCCGCGTCCATCCCCTGCTCGTGTAGCTGCCCGATATGCGGATTTGAACCCGCCGTTGGGCTATCCGGGCGGCCCGTGCCACGTCATGCAGCGCATCCGAGATGAGGTGAGGAACCCCAAACTCCAGGAGAAGCTCGTTGATTCAGTGGAAGACGGCGACAAGCTGTCTAACCCTGAAGCAGCGGCCATCTATGATCTGGAAGTGGACCGTGGGGCTGGCAGGTTCAAGAAACTCCGCATCACTCCCCATGCCCAGTACCGGATGGACCAACGGGGAATCATCGTCAACGAACTCCGCATCGCCCTCAAGTCTTTCCAGAAAGCATGGAACGATGACAAGTCTCGTCAGGGGTATCGCTGGCGTAACTGGGAAGAGGACATGGCAAGAGGCCAGCCGATTCGTTGGGAAGATCCCCAAATCAAGCTGGCGGTGGTGTTTACCGCCAACCGTGATGTCGCTACGCTTGTTACCGCTTATTGGGAAGGGCAGCCTGACCCTCGTCCAGAGGATGAGGACTCCTGTTCGGTTCGGGTTGGCTTGAAGATTGCCCCTACGCCGGGGGTTCAGACTTATGTCACCGAAGACTCTGCGAAGGGGATTCCTCCCAGTAACGATAGCAGGGAGCCTGATTCAGCAGCCCCTCTTCCTGGAAGCGCCGTTCCTGGAGGGGCTGGTCGAGAAATCGGCAAGTTCGAGTACAACACTCCCGATTCGAGTTCGGACATAAAGCCTCGCACGTTGTCGGAGCCGGGAGAGCAGCGAGGCCATCCCACTAATGTCCTCGACAACTACATCACCCGACGCACCTTTACCTCTGCTCTTGTAGAGGCGTGGGAGGCAGGGCCTCCGGGTCCGAGGCGGCAACATCGCCAGAAGCCTGCGGAGCGCAGGCGGCAGAACCGGGAGGAGTACCGCCCCAACCGCATGATAAAGAGGCGCATGGCGCTGAAGCGGTATCACCAGTTCTGTAAGCGAAACCGTCAGTGCAAGATGAAAAGAGAGTTGTATAGGAAACACCCGCAGCGGTACAAGCGCAGAGCGCCGCGCTCGGTGAAGAAACTCCCCAGGCTTCTCAAAGAGGGCGGGGACATCATCCTTTACGATCAGTGGAACCCTGCCAACAACGAAATCAAACAGCCCGGTCCCGACGTGAACTATCGCGCAGAGGGTCCGACGACTTACGAGTTCAGGCCGGATGAGCGAGAGGGAGTTCCTCCAGGACACGCTCCTCCAAGTAACCAGACCGAAGATGTTCCTCCTGCTTCAAGCAGGGTCATTCCCGATGAGATGAAGGAAAACCTCCGGGACAACCTGACTTATGTGCAGGCGGCACCCAACTTGAGAGTGGCAGCTACCATAGGTCAAGTCCTCTCGAAGTGTGATTCCACGATCTTGAATCGCGCCAAAGCAGTCCGAATCAGCCCTTACCGGTTCAATCCGGCGAAGGGTTTTTGGAGCTTCAAGGCTGCCGGGAGCCAGGGCACCTACATTGTGCGTGTCAAGGGAGTCCGTCGAGGCAACGTGAAGAACTTGGACAAAGCCCAGATCAAAGTGTCTTGCTCTTGTCCTTTCTTTCGGTGGCAAGGACCAGAACACTGGGCCAAGCAAGGACAGTATCTTTACGGTCGTCCTGTAGGTACTGCCTCCAATCCCAAGGTCATGGACCCGAAAGGCCACCACGGAGCGTGCAAGCATGTAGTTGCTGCTTTGAGCAAGGCGAGGGGCTGGCGGTTCAGTTCTGAAGGCACCCTCTGGGACCAAGATGCAGTGGTTATCTTGGACGAGGATGCCCTGTTGAGTGGGTAACGTAGGCATCAGGAGATGCTGGATGCCTATTTACTCTTATCGGTGCGAGTCTGATCCCTGCCAGTGGGAGGGGGACGTGATGCGTCCTATCTCGCAGTGCAGCGATCCTTACCCCTGTCCCGATTGCACTGGGGAGACGAAAAAGCTCGTCACGCAGGTTGGGGTTATCTTCAAGGGTGATGGTTGGGCTACCAAGAATGGAAGAGTTGCCAAGCAGATGCGGGAGAAGAACCGCCGACTTGCCGGTAAAGAGAATGAGATGAAAAGAGATGCTCCGGGCATGACGCTTGCGCCCAATGTCGGAGGAGAGCGGGTGGATTCATGGTCGGACGCGACGAAGTTGGCGAAATCGAAGGGAAAGGACACCAGCGGCTACGAAAAGCTCGCCCGAAAGGAAAAGCAGAAGTAGCGGCACACACAGCCCTCAAGGTGACGGCTGGGGTTTCCCTTTTCGTCATGATCTTGGGAGCCATCCTCGGGATCGTGGTGACCCGCTCGGCCAACCGAATCATGCGGAAGTTGGCAGGACAGTATGTACCTCCTGTCCCAGACCCCACCGTGGGGAAGCCTTCAGGTGACGTTATAGACGTTGATTTCGAGGAGAGCGTGCCCCGGTAGTTCGGCTATCACTTCACTTTGAGTGGAGGCTCAATGGCTATCGCACCCCGTCTTGTTGGTCGTCACGAAGGGATTGTAGACCTTGCTATTTCTAATCGTGCGTCGGCCTCTTCTTATCGTGTAAGTTCGGCAACAAGCCTCAATAATGCCTATTTGACTACCGCGACTGCTCTGATGCAGGTCCCCAAGGGAGATAGTTGGCGTTCGCCTCGACTGGTCCGTAACGGCAAGAATCGTTGTGATGAGTCCAACATGGGGCTGACTCGAATCATGTATGACCCCAGCGATTATTCTGCGGCAGGCGGTGCGCCTCCTGGAGACGGGGTTACCCAGTACCTCATCACGGAAGAGTTTTACCCTGATGGGACCTCGACGTGGCTCGGAGGTGTTCTGGGAGCGGCTTCGGCTCCGGGCATCCTGGTCGTGCCCCCGCCTGATTTCTTCGCTACGGGCCGTGCTTCCTTGGTGTTGACGGGAACGGCCCCTGCTGTGGCTGCCCTGGCTTCAGGGTTCCCGCCCCCCACAGCGATGAAGATCGCCCTTCCTCGCTATGCCGATGCTGTTCAGATCCAGATCAGTACGGATGATGCTTTTGTTTCTTTCGGTCCTGGTCGCCAGGAAATCACTATCACCGCAGGAACTACTTGGGAGTTTGCAGAGCCGGGTGCGTCGGAGATTTATATTCGATGTGCTGCTGGTGACGCCGCAACTTTCCAGATGGTCTGCACCCTTGTCAACGGCCTCGAATCGTAGAGGGCCTCGGTAGAGAGTCGATACCCCAATCTTATTGAAGGTCCAACCCTCTTCCTTCTGGAGAAAACACAATGCCCTATATCTGTAAGATCCGTACCGACTTCTCGGACGGCACCCTCCAGGTCCTCGACCTGTGGCCCAATGCTTCCCAGCGAAGCGCAATCTACGACCCTATCGCCCAGACCAAGTATCTGAAGCGTGGTGAGTTCACCGGCACTGGTCAGAATGCTGACAATGGCCGTCCCACGACCATCACCGCAACGGCTCACGCTACGGGGTACGACACCTACGGCCTCGCAGCCTACCTTTGCGATACTGTTGTGGATAGCGTGTCGGGTGTTGGAATCACGGCTGCTATCGCCAACATCGCGGCGGCAGGTGTTCGGGATAACGTCCTTGATGCGGGCGGTGTCATCAGTGATGCTTCGGTATCCACAGAACTCATCACAGCAGGCGCTGGGGTGGGCACCACCCTTCTCGGTGGCGGTCTGGCTACGGTAGCTGGTGTCCTCCAGATTTGTGCTGGCGGCTCCTACCTGCTTCCTGCTGGTTCGACAGAGACCCAAGCGGTCACCCTGATGGGTGACGGCGCGTTCCAGGCTGGAACCTACCGCTGGACCTACGACACGGGTGCCCTGAAGATCAGCTTTGGTGAGGGAGACCTCTCCGAGATGCTGGATGCAACTTTCGATCCGGTCGGTGATGGCACCACTGGTGCCGCTGTCGTCGTCTATGCAGACGACGGAACCGTTTACACTGGTTGAGGAGAAACAATGCCTTACGTTTGCATGATTCGTACTGACATCGACAACGGGACGCTTCAGCTTCTCGACCTGTGGCCTAATACGTCGCAAGCTCATCCAGTGGGTCCTCACGGCCAGACGAAGTACGTCAACCGTGGTGAGTTCACTGGTGCTGGTCGGAACGCGGCTAATGGTCGTCCTACCACCCTGGCTGCTGCCGGAAACGTCACGCTCTATGACACCTACGGCCTCGCTGCGTACATCGCGGATAACGTGGGGTCCACCATCTCGGGCCTTACGGTTCCTGCGGCTATCGCCAACCTGATGGCAACAGCCATCATGAACCTGATGGACACGGGCGCTGCTTTGGCTCTCGCTACCATCAACACCACTATGCAGGGTGTTGCAGGGGCGCAGGGAGATGAAACCCTTACCTCCGCAGGTGGAACGGGTTCCGTCGGCTCCCTTGCGGATGTTCTCCAGATTTGTGCGGGTGGGTCTTACCTGCTTCCCGCAGGATCCCCGGAGAACGTCACCACGGTAGGCTATGCCGCTGCGGGTGCGATGACGCCAAACTATTTCCGTCACTCTTATGATACGGGTGCTTTTGCTATCAGCTTTGCTGGTGGGGAACTCAATGAGTTGCTCGACGCTACCTACTCTTACGAGGGAACAGCCGGGGCTGCTGTCTCTGTCCTTGCGGACGACGGAAGCGTTTACGCCTGATTTCTCCGGGTAGAGTGCAGAGGGTTGGACCTTCTCTGCATCGCCCCCGATGCTTTAGGACTCCGGGCAGGCCCTCCTGCCCGGAGTTTTCATTTGAGGATCGGATGACAGAGCCGCAGACGCACTACCGCACAAGCGACTTGTACTTTGCTGCGTATCTGAAAGTGGCTGCGGTCCCCTTTGTGGACACCTTTCGCGATGGCGGGCGCGTCTATTTCTTGTTCGAGGACCAGGGGTCTTCGATCATGCGGGAGTTGAAGCGTCAGTATTTCGCTGACGTGGCGAAGGTTCCCGCCATGTCTTTTGTGCAGGCGATTCGGCTGATGAAGTCCATGACTTATGCCGACCGTTAGTTCCCTTATGGTTTGAGAATAGCGGAGGTTCGACATGGGCGTTGTATTCACACCAGGAGAAACCCTTGGTAGGAATGACCTCGACATCTTCTTGTCGAACTCTGCGGGCAATCCTACCAACGCCTTCGCTATCTCCTACGCCCTCTACTATGTAGACCCGGCCACTTGCGCCGAGGTTCTCATCGGAAGTGCAGGGCGAACCCCTGTGAACCCCGCAGTGGGCGAATACTACGCAAGCCTCCAGATCCCCCCGAATGCCACGCCCGGAGACTACCGTATCCGCTGGCTTTTCAGGGAAACGGCGGCGTCTCCTGAAGAGGGCGCGGTCCAAGAGTTTGGTGTGGTGGATGCCGCTGTGACCACTGCTTCGATTTACACGGACTGCATCCAGGACCTCATCACCAAGATGCGGTTCATGACGAGGGATAACGACCCGGATCGCAACTACCGTTTCATGCCACCAGAGGGAGAGGGCACCGTTGGTTGCTACAATCAGGTGTTCGGGTACATCTGGACTGACGAGGAGTTCGTTCAGTACCTGGAAATCGCCCTCTGGAAGTGGAACATGCACCCCCCAGAGACGGAAGAGCTTTCCACTCTGGATAAGCTGTGCGCCAACAAAGCGGTGTGGAAAGCGGCGATCCTTTGGGGAGCGTTGGTGAACGCTGCCCAAGCCTTGGCATACAACTGGGTCGCCAACGAGTTTGACTACTCGATTGGGGGAATCTCTCTGTCTATTGAGAAATCCTCCAAGTACGAGTCCCTGAAGCAGAACGCCGAAGAGCAGTGGGACAAACTCACTGAAGCAAAGGTGAGGACCACAAAGTACATGCGTGGCTTGGCGCAACCCCGGTTTGGGCGCGGCGTCCGTTCTGCTTTTGGCCCCTACGTTGGGAGAGGGGTTCTGTCTCCCCGGAACTTCATTTAGGACCTTCATGGCAGACGAACCCACCAACTCCAAACCCATCGACCTCATTCTTCAAATCAAGGGCCTCTTGCCCGTTCTTGCTGCGGTAGCCGCCATTGTGGGGTTCTACTACACCACGGAACATCGTCTGACGCGCCTTGAAGATGACCTATCGGAGATGAGGGAGCGCGTCACCGAGCTTCAGGGTGAAGTCTCCACTGTCCGATCAGACATCAACAAGGTTGAGAAGCGGTATCGCCGCAACCGGGACGAGGATTAGTCCTCTTTGGCCGCCTCTTTGGCCAGCTTCTTGGCTTCCTTGGCGATTTCCATGTCCCTGTAGTGGTCACGCATCTCGGATAGCCCCGTCCGTACATCCTCTGCCACCTGTTCCAGCTTGGCGTTTGATTCCTGCATCTGGGTGGCTATGGCGTGTTTGCAGTCAGCCATCATGTCGTGGCATTCCTTGGCCTCTTTGCGGTAAGCCTCGATGACTGAATCATAACGAAGCCGCATCTTCTCGATACGCCCTTCGTGGCCGCCTTCAATCTCTTTTAGCTGGCTCTGGAAACCTTCAATCAACTTGTCGAGACGGCCCTGCATCTTCATATGCTGCCATATGAGAAACCCGGCGAAGATGCCTAACGCCCCGAAGTCGAGAAGTTGGCTGATGAAGGAGTCGGTCATTAGGGTCTCGCTAAACGTAGTGTCTCACTAAACTGGGAGACACTATTGACACTCCATTGGCCTACCTCCTGCCCTCCCTCCTGGAAGGGTGATTCCTATGTAGGGGAGGGGGGAGAATCCCCCTTTTTGGGGTCATCCGGGGGCTTCATCAGCTTTGACGCCGTGCCTTCAGGGGGAAGTCTGGAGGCTATGAGTTCGGGCAGTGTCAGGGAGCCAAGTGCGCTGGTCACTTCATTGAAAGCCCTTTTGTAGTCTGGCTCGAACCGTAGTTCTGTTTTCCCCTCGTGTCCGTGGATGGATTGGATGTCTCCGATACTGTCGTATAGGTTCACAGAGGGGTGTTCGGACGACCAGAACAAGGCCACTCGACCGTTGTCGGCCACGAAGCCTTGCGCGATTCGGCCTGTACCGCTCACCCCCGACTCGTCCTCCAAGCGGTGTAGATAAAAAACCTTCAAGGGAATCCTCCCGATTCATCGTTCGTAAAGCATTGTAGATAGGGAGGTCACCGTTTCAGGAAGCTCGCTGCGGTAGCCCATCCTTTGGAGGTCAGCCGCCTGGGTTCCCGCTTGGTCACCCAGCCCTTGTTTATGGCGTGTTGCGTGTAGGGTTCGTCGGCACCCCCGATAACCGGGTGCATTGCGGGCGTCGTGCTTCTGATAAGAGCGTCCCCCCACTTCACCAAAAGGGACCTTGTGTACTGGTCAATGAAGTTTTCTTCTGCCTTGGTACGCATCGTCTCTCCTTGTGCGCGGTAACGTCCTTATCCCCGCTGAATGATGTTAGGCGGGAAGCATCTCATGCAGGAGGATTCACAGCATGGCAAAGCAGAGTACCCGCAAGAAGACCACGAAGACCGAGGCTCCCGAGGAGGGGGTTCTGGGAGATGTCTCTCCCCAGGTTCTTCATGGAGTTACAGCCCTTCGAGGCCAAACCAACAACCTCCTTACGGAAGTCGGACGTGTTGAAGTCCACAAGGACCGGCTTCTCAAGGAGATTTACCGCCTTGATGATGAGGCAACCCGTCTGCTCCAGCAAGAGGCAAAGCGGTTGGAGATCCCCGACGGGACTCCTTGGCGCATGACTCCTGAAGGAAAGGCTATGGTTGTAAAGGAGTAAGGTATGGCGGCTGGCTGGGATCCAGCATCGGGTGAGTTTCCGTGGCCTCCCATGAACGGTACGGCGATGTCGGCCTTCACGGGTACGGATACCGATCTCCGTTGGGACGACCCTTCGGAGATCAGCACCGGCCCAGCCACGCCTACTACACGGGCTACCGTGTCCGTTGCAGTCACAGGAACCCCCGCTGTCCTGACGGCAGCTACGGGTTCCATTGTGGTGTCTGGCTCCGTCACAGCGGGTGCGACCTTCTCTATTGCGGGGTACGTCGTCACGTCGGTGGCGGGTGCGCCCACAGCAGCCGATGAGTTCGACGGGTCTTCTGCGGACCCTGCCGTGGTTGCTGCCAACATCGCAACAGCCATCAACACCGGAACGATAGGCGGCTGGGGCATTGTTGATGCTGTGGCTACCGGAGGGACCGTGGATCTGACTGCGGTGACTCCGGGTTCCGCAGGCAACGCAATCGACCTCTGGACTGGATCAAGCCTGTTCGGGATTTCTGGAGCCGCCCTCTGCGGAGGGGCTGAAGCAGCCACACTCACTATCGGGGATCAAGTTCTCACGGCTTCCTCTGATTCCAGGACGGTGGGAGGCATGGATTTCCAGGTCGGACCCAGCAACTTCGACACTGCCACTTCTATTGCCGATGCCATCAATGATTCAGCCAACAACCTGGGGTTTGTGACGGCTTCTTTGGAGGGCAGCACTGATGAACTGCACCACCATTTCGGGGCCAGCGTAACCATCTCTGCTTTCCAGGACGGTTATCTGGGCGACGGCATCCAGATCGCCACGACCTCCAGTGCGTTTACCCTCTCTGATTCACAGACTACGGGAGGAAGCGGCACGCCGTGTCCTGGTAAGTCCAACACTATGTGGACCATTATCGGAGTGAACGTGTATCGCTCTGATACTGGGGAGAGAGGTCCTTACTTTAGAGTCAACCGAGTCCCGGTAGGCACTAACTTTTTTCGGGACCGTGCTGACCGCGTTGAAGTTTCCAATGAGGTTGTGTCGTGGGACGCCTCCTGGATTTACAAAGGGGACGCCCCAAACGGGGTTCTCTGGCGTCTGACTACGAGGCAGACACCTATCGTGAAGGGTTCCGGTCCCTACCTTCCCGCAGACTCCCCCACCGACGTGACCGTTTATGTAGATGGCCGTCTGGCTCCGGTCGGACAGGTCTTTGGGCCTACCGGAGAGATTGACCTCGTTACAGCCAGCACTTGGGATGTCACCACTGAATCATGGGTGAGGCCCCCATTGCCCAAAGCAGATGGAACCTCTTCGGTGGTGGTGTCGTACACCTGGGGTCGCCGTGATTTGGTGGGGGACCTCGACAAGAAGGCCAAGGTTTTTTACCGGGTCACCACGGTCGCGGTGGACCCTTCAGGGGAAAGCCCTTCGGGTCTTGTAGAAACCCCTTTGGGGTACTCCGAACCCATCTCCCCTATGAACAGCGAGAAGCTGGACTACATCTGGAAAGAGGCGATTCGGAGGAATCGTTGGATTCTGGAGCAGGGCGGCGAGCGCGTGAAGCTGTTTATTCGCCGTGTAAGTGGGACAGCCTGCCGATGTTCGTGGGACCCTCGGTTGTTGGAGTACACAGAACAACCCCTGAACACTTGTGAAACCTGCTTCGGCACTGGCTACGAGGGAGGGTACGAGGGGCCGATTGATCTCATCATCGGGCCTGATGATGCGGAGCGTAGAGTGACCCAGACCGCTAATGGGCGCAGGCTTGAGCACAACTATGAGGTTTGGACAGGCCCCAGCCCGATGATGTCGCAGCGGGATTTCATCGTGAAGCAGAACGGGGAGCGGTACTCAATCGGTCCAGTTCGTAGAACTGGAGTGCGGGGTGTCATTCTTCAACAGGCTTTTCAGATCGGATACCTGGATACCGGAGATATTCGATACAAGGTTCCTCTTGTCGGGCTGGAGGAGCTTACATGGCCCGAGACTCGCTACACGCGGCCAGAAGAAGCCCCTTGCGAGGACGCTCAACCGTACCCTGTCGGATTTGACTACCAAGCCACTCCAATGGGAACCGAAGTCCCGAAGATTGAGGATGGCCGTGAGCAACGAGGCCGCACCCCCGTGTGGGCCAACATCACCTACGGCGGTAAAGGATCCTGATGGCCCGTTGTGGACGATGCGGGCTATGGAATAAGTACCCGGACAGCCACCCGGAGAAGAAGTACGCTGGGGTCTGTATGTGGTATCAGATTCGCCTTGCCGACCATGATGTTTGGGAAGAACGGGAGTGTAAGGATTTCTTCGAGCGGATTCCGGGCCTGCACCCTTTCGACCATTTCAAGTACAAGATTCAGCGCGACAACCTGGGCGAAGCCTATGAGCACGCACGACGAGCAAAGGCTATCTCATACGTCAGCATTTTCCTTTCCATCTCTGGGTTTGCTTTGGGCCTCTACAAAGCCTTTTGGGGGTCTTGATGGCAAGGTTGAAGGGCGTGTATGGAAAGCCTTGGAGCAAGCTGGTCGGGGAGAAGGTTGACCTCACCCCGGAGGTGATGAATCAGGTCGGTGTCATCATCCTGGATAGCGTGAAGTCCGAGATCATCAAAGCAGCGGCTATGGCCCGAGGCGTTCGAGGGCGTGGGGAGCCGGTGCCCATCCCCAACACCAACGAGTTCAAGGATTCTTTCGAGTATTCCTTACGCGGCGCTCGCACCATCGAGATTTCGTCTGACTGGCCTTACGCGGAGGTGTGGGAGGAAGGAAAAGATCCCTACCCTATGACATGGCTTACTGGCCGTGCTGCTGGAGCGGAACCGTTCCCCCAGCGTCCGGGTAAGGTGCAGTCGAGTAAGTACGCGGTGCCCATTGTCACCGCTACAGGAAAGGTGATTATTCGGTACGCCCCATTCACTACCCAAGATGCTTGGATCCATCCCGGTTTCGCCCGGTATGGGTTCCTCCAGAAAGGAATCAAGAAGGGAAGGTTGAAGGCAGCCGAGTACATCATCAAAGCAGCCGTTATCCCCCTTTTAGAACAATCGGACCCGTTGCTATGACTTTGGAAGCCCGGATTGAGTCCCCACAGCCTGTCTATATTCAAGACTTGGGTGTGTGGGTTCGTCCAGGAACCCACACCTGGGTTCCCAAAGAGAAGGCCGATTCTTCCGCTTGCTTGGCTCAACTCATCCGTCTTGGGAAGGTGAGGGTATCGTTCAGAAAGAGGTGTAAGGTGTCCAAGGATCCCCCCAGACGACCACCAGCCATAGCTGGTGCGTTGAGCAGGCCCCGAAAGGCAGGGCTTCAGAAGCCTTTCGGCAAGCAGCAGCAAATCCAACAAGCTGCAAAAGAGGCGGGCATGACACCAGAACAGGTGGCAGACCTCGTCCAACAAGCCGCAGCAGCAGCCGCACAACAAGCCGCAGCAGCCGTTGTCGGGCAACTGAACACGGCTCCTGGAATCGCAGAGGTAGAGGAACGCCTCCAGAGGACTATCGAAAACGCTCTCCAAAGCAGACCGGCTTCGCAAGGAGGCGGCTCGAACGCTGCTGGCCCACGCTCCGCTGGTCCTGATGAACCCGTTTACATTCCCACGGGTATCGTTAGGGACGATTTGGACTCTGAAGTCCAAGTGCAGGCGTCAGAGTCCCAGTCCGGTGGATTGGATGCTGCTAACGAAGCCCTCCGGGCTTTGAGGCGTCGAAAAACACAAGAAGCGATGCGCGGCATCAAGAGTGAAGATTAGGAGCTTTCATGGCAACGAAGAAAACATTGGGTGTTGGTCTTGATGTCGGGACGATGAATCTGGTTTCTGCACGGCGAAAAGGCGGGGACAAGGTTGAGACTTCTCGGATGCGCGATGCTTTCCTGGACCTGGAATCAGGGGCCAAGAAGATGCTCAAACTTTCCGGTGTGAACTTCATCGACCGTGGGGAGGACGAAGGCATCATCGTTGTAGGTGACGCCGCCCTCGATATGGCCAACGTGTTCGGGCGGGAAGCACGCCGCCCTCTTTCGCAAGGACTGATTGCAGCCGGGGAGAACGAGGCCCTCGATGTTTTGGGTGTCTTGGTCAAGAATGTCTTGGGCGAGCCTGCTGAAAAGAACGAGGTGTGTTTCTTCTCGGTCCCGGCAGCCCCCGTAGACGAGCAGCGTGATGTAGTTTATCACCGGGGTGTGTTTGAGCGCATTGTGACCGAGTGTGGGTTCGAGGCCGTTGCAAGCAACGAGGCTATGGCTATCATCTTCGCGGAGACTGCAAAGGAAGGCTTCTCGGGCCTCGGAATCAGCTTCGGTTCGGGAATGTGCAACCTTGCTTTGGCGATCAACGGTATCGAGGGGCTGTCTTTTTCCGTAGCCCGAGGCGGGGATTGGATTGATGAGGGAGCGGCCCGCGCAGTGGGTTCTACAAGGTCCCGCATCTGCGCTCTCAAGGAGAAGGGTATTGACCTGCTGAACCCGGAAGGCCGGGAGCAAGAAGCCATCGCTCTCTACTACAAGAGCCTGATTGAGTATTGCATCGACCAGACGGCCCGCGAGTTTGCCCGGATCAAGGATCGGTTCTCGCTGCCTTCAGCAATCCCTATCGTTGTCTCTGGCGGCACAAGCCTTGCCGAGAACTTCCTCCCTTTCTTCGAGAAGGTCTTCGAGCGGAAGCGTAAGCGTTTCCCAATCGAAGTCAGTGAGATTCGCCAAGCTGCGGATCCTCTCAACGCCGTTGCCCGTGGGCTTCTGATTCAGGCAATGCAGGAATACGAAGAGTGAAACCACCCTGTGGTGTATCTGACATCAGAGCGAGCAGAGTCCGGGAAGGGGATCTTGTGCTCGTTGAGCTTTATGAGTGCTGCGATCTTGAAGAGATGGACGAGTTGCGCGACTCGTTTGATGACCTCGCCCATGAAACGGGGGCAGCTTTTCTGGTTGTTCCCGAAAACTTGATCAAGAACATCAAGTCGATGAGCCTTTCGGAGATGGTCACTCTCCAGACAGCCCTCGAAGAGCAGATAGAATCACAGGTACAGAGGGATACTATCGGAGAGGGGTAGACGACCTGCACCAAAGGCGCAGGCCGACTACCGGAGGGTAAGAACCCTACTCTTCGCCAGAGTCGCCGCTCTCACCGGAGTCGCCGCTCTCGCCAGAGTCTCCAGACTCACCAGAGTCGCCGGAATCTCCAGCTTCCCCAGAATCTTCGGAACCAGAGTCAGAGTCGAGGCTACCGGAGTCGCCGGTATCCTCGTCCTTCCCACCACAAGCGATGAGGAAGGACACGAACAGGAAGTACATAAGGTTTTTCATTTGGTCTCCTCGGGCATTGCCCATAGACACGACCCGCTATCAGCGGTCTACCGAAGATGGTTGGTAGGGTGCCTATCCATCACGGAAGGTTGGAGGTCCCTTGTTTGTCAATCTCACAGAAGGAATCAGACGCAGGCTTCTCCAGGAGTTGCGTGAGTTCTGGTCCTACAATGCCAAGTACAGAGACTCCCTGGTTCCCAACATCCAGGGGAAGTTCTCTTTCAAGGAAAGGCCACAGCAAGCAATCATCCTCAAGAATGCGTCGGCCAACCCGATGCAGCTTTCGGCTGACAACTACCAAGGCACGGTAGTCTCCTATTGCCATCTGACAGGGGTTTTCGACCAACCCGGATTGGCTATCGAGTGGGTTCGTGAAGACGGCAGGGCCATCCGGGATAACGACGGGGTGTTTCCCTCTCCCCCCGGCATTTACTTCATCGAGATCCGAAAAGAAGAGGCCACTTTCCGTGGGGTGGTTGGCGAACATTTCGTGTTCTATGTAGACCCTCTCCTGGAAGTCTACGATGAAACACCCTCACCATTAGGCCCTCGGTTGTATGAGGTGTCGTCCCAAGCCTTCCATGCTGGCTCCCTGCGCGTGTTTGAGATGCCGGGAAGCCTTCCCCTGTATGAAGGCATCAACTACACCGCAGACGCAGCCACAGGCCAAATCACGCTCGCGGCTCCCTTGCGGAGAGGAACCTACCTCTCTGTGGATTATCGGTACGCGGGGACCACCGCAGGACCGTTTATCGCCCCCAGCAACATGTCAGACAATCAAGCGATTCCTGGAGTGGTGTTGGCGTTTGGCCGTAGCATCCAGGAGAACGACATTATGGCTGTGGTTGTCTCCTCACAGCGGGAAGATGCTGCCCTTGAGTATGGCGGCAGGTGGGAGATGAACCTTGATTTGGACATCATGGCAAGGGATGTCCACTCCCAAGCTGAAATCACTGACCGCACGGTGATGTATTTGCACGGCATCCTTCGTAACCGCCTGTCTTCTGAAGGCATTGAAATCCAGACTGTCTCGATGGGCGGGGAAGCGGAGGAGGTCTACGATGAAACAGGTGATGACTATTTCTATACGGCAAGCGTATCAGTGTCCCTGCTGACTGATTGGGCAATCCACGTTCCATTGGACCGTGCCCTGAGTAGGGTGATTCAGACCAGCGTGGATAACGCTCAAGCCATGTCCGGGGTTTCCGACGACGACCTTGCTGAAGCAGGTTCGCCCAATGATTTGAAGTTGGTGCAGGACCTTCAGTTGGTGTCGTTGAGGGATCCCTGGTTCAAGGACCGGACGCGGGACTACGCTCTGATTCGGTAGGTTCGCCTGCCACCAACTAAAAAGATCGGGAGAAACGATGCCGTCTACTATTCGTAAAGGGGACAAGGGGAGTGACGTGAAGTTGTGTCAGCAACTTCTTACGGAACATGGATACGCCACAGGGGCCGATGGAATCTTTGGTTCCGGCACCGAGGCCAAGGTGATGCAGTTCCAGCGCGACAAGGGCTTGGGGGCTGACGGGATCGTTGGCAAGAACACCTGGAAAGCTCTTCAGGCAGATGTTGAAGCAGAAGCCAAGAAGGATCCTCCGGGACCGCTGCCTCCTGTGCTCGTACACCTCAAATCACTGGGCCACGAAATCATGTGGGAGGGGGACTTCCACTTGAACCTGTTCGGTATTCGTTCGCCCAACCCCAAGAGCAACTCCTTCGATGATGCGATGGGGGTTGCGTACACCGAAAAGGGCCTTTGGAAAGTCCATTATTGGCCTGCGACTTGCGACCCAGGCACTTATTGGTTGGAGAACCCGAGCAACGTCAGGGGGACGGCCATTCTTGTTCCAGGCCAGTACCACGCCTGGAAGATTGACTTGCACAATGGGAAGTACGAGGCGCTCTGTCAGCGAGCCGCGAAGGTCAAGGTGTACCGTGATTCAAACAAGGACGACATCCTGGATCACGACGTGGACTCTGAAGCGACAGGCTACTTCGGGATAAACCTGCATAGATCCTCGACTTCCGGCGAATCGACCCAGGTAAATAAGTGGAGCGCCGGGTGCCAAGTTCATGCCCGCCTGGATGGATTCAACGAGATGATGTCTTTGGCCCACAAGCAGCGAGACTTGCTGGGGATCGACGTGTTCAGCTACACCTTGATGGATCAGTGGTGGTAGCCCTGCTTGGAGGCTTCGTGGGTAGGGTTTATCCATGAAGCCTCCATCCAAAAAAGGTCATTGGGACAAAGACGACCTCGTTCGGGTACGGGTGAACCTTCCTCGTCGTGAGTATGAGGAGTTGGAAGCCTTGGCTCGGGAAGAGGGCATCACCGTCACCGACGCTATTCGACGCGCCATCAAGATGGACGTGTACCTCACCCACAAGACGCACGAAGGCTGCACGCTTCTGTTCGAGGATCGCAAGGGCCAGATGTACCGTGTGAAGCGGTAGGTCGGCTTGTGTCTGATGTTCCCGAAACCCCTGCGGAGATACCTTCCCCTCAAGAGGAGCCGTATGCGGGGGCTGAAGTGGACCTCACCAGGGAAGGGCCGCAGTTAGAGTTTGCCGCACTCCAGGCTGACACCTATGACCCCAACCCCAAGAGGGAACAGGTACGGGGGACGATTGCGTGGTTCCTGTTGGGAATCCTGGCCTTCACCATCTTGTTCGCGTTCATGGCTGTTGCCCGTCAATGGACTGACTACGACAACATCAAGGACATGCTTGGCATCCTCCTGCCGCCCATCACGGGGTTGGTGGGTTCCGCTATCGGCTTCTACTTTGGCAGGGGCACCGACTAATCAGGACGGCCTCCCAGCAGTTCCCAGATGTCATCCACCCCCACCACCTTCACACCGTACTGGCGTGCCTTCTGGGCCTTGCCAGAGGTGCTGTTGGGGTCCTTGCAGACAAGGAAGGCCAAGGACTTGCTGACACTGCTCTTCACGGACCCTCCCTGCTCCTCGATGGCTGCGGTGAGGCTTGGGTCACGGAAGCCTGTCATACAGACGCTCTTGCCTGTCAGAGCACCTGCGGCTTGCTTCTTGATGGTGACACCTGCCTTGAACAACTTCTCGATGAGAGGGGCCTTCTCACGGATGCCGACGTGGAACGCTGTTGCCTTGGTGTCCCCCATTCCGGGGATGCGGGCAAGAGCGTGTTCCGTGGCATGGAACATCATGTTGATGTTGTCCAGCCCCGCATCCACCAGCTTCTTCACCATTGACCGCCCCATAAGGTCGATCCCGAGGCTTCCTACGAAGACGTGGAGCGGCATGTCCTTCTTTGCATGGAGGTCATCGAGGAAGGGGCGTGCGTTCCCGCCGATACGTCGCCCGTCGATCTCCATCAGGGCTACATCAGCGAACCCCAGCGTGTAGAGGTCAGCAGGGTCCTTGATGACTCCTTGGTCGCACAGCCCTTCGATGGTGGTGTCTCCCCATCCGAGGACGCCTACCTTCTTTACCCATCGCTTCACGGCTCCTGCGGTCTGTGCAGCACAGCCGCCCTTGTTGGGGCACACAAGGTACTCTCCCACTGTGGCTGCTCCGCACCCACACACGGGGCAGGCAGTGGGCACGTCGAAGCACACCACCGAAGGGGGAGCAGCCTTTACCAGAGCTTCTACATACGGGATCACGTCATTCCGACGAGACACAAGGATGCGGTCGCCCATCGCCAAGGTTCGCGGGGCTGCGGTAGTCCCAAGGCGCTTGATATTGGCCACGTTGTGAAGGCTTGCCTGCTTTACCTGCGCCCCTGCGAGACTCACGGGGTCAAACTCTGCGACGGGAGTGATCCGGCCAGTGTTCCCCACCTGCCAACGGATGTTGTTCAGGGTGGTTTCCTGTGCCTCGTGGGGGAACTTGTAGGCGATGGAGCCTGCGGGCCTGTGGTTCTTCTCGCCCAGGCTCTCCCATTCATGCTTGTCGTTCATGATGAGGACGAGACCATCAATCTCATAATCCACCGAAGCACGGCTGGGGATGAGGTTCCCCGCTACTTGGGTCTGGAAACCAGTTGGGCTGATGTACTGCTGGTAGTAGTTCTCGATGTCATCGGCCCGGATACCGACATTCTGCCAGTGGGGAGTCTCGAATCCGAGGGTCTTCAGTTCATCGAGTTCTTGGTCCTTGCGCTCGAAGGCAGCGTACCCTTGCTGGCACCAACCGTTGTCAGGGAAGCAGTCAAAGGCGATGATGGTCAGATGCTTGCACTTGCTGGGGTCAGACTGCCTCTTGGCGGTCCCTGAAGCAGTGTTCCGAGGGTTGGATTCTCCGGGGAAGTGGGCTGCGAAGTCCGACTTCTTGCAGATAATCTCTCCACGCACGAACCCGCTCCAATCACTGGTGAGCGTGTTGGGGACCTTCATCAACTTGACGTTGCGGGTGATGTCTTCCCCGATGAGGCCATCCCCGCGAGTCACAGCTTGCTTCAGCTTGCCGTTTTCGTACCGAAGGCTGATGGAGATCCCATCCAGCTTCTCCGTGATGAGAACGTCCCGGCTCGTCAGTTGCGACGAAGGCATCCTCAACACGGACGCGCTGTGCCACGCCTTCATGTCGGATTCGTTCTGTGCCTTGTTCAACGACCCCATCGGGATGCGGTGAGGGGTCTTCTTCCACGCCGACACAGCAGGCGCACCAACCGTTGTGAAGAACGGGTTGTTCGGCATTTCTTTACGAAGCTGTGCCTCTTTGGCGTCAAACTCCGCATCCGACATAGTGGGGGTGCCGTTGTAGTAGGCGTCCCGTGCGGCAGTGAGTTCCTGGGCAAGCGTTTGAGCTTGGGCATGGGTGATAGGCATAGGCCCTCCTTTCCCTCTCTACGATGACCCGAATGGAAGGGAACCCTCCCAAATGTCAGCGAAAGGGGTCTGTACGCTCTCTCGATACCAGCTTTCCTTTGTGGGGACGGCTTCCCGTCCAAGGACTGCGGCCACAATCTCTGTCACCACGCTGGCATCGTGAACCTCAAGTCCTGACTTCTCCACGACGTAGGTGAAGTGGAGGACACCCCCGTTAGGGTTGATGATGAACGAGGTTGCTCTTGGGAAACCGCTCGCAGTAACCAGAACCATCCCCTTTCCCGTCCCTTGGAACTCTTGCTCCAGGTAGACAAGCACCACGTCATAGCGAGTCCCGTTGCCGGGTTCCCAGTTGACATGGATAGCGTGCGAGTCAGTTCGTGTTGGTGCTTTCATCAGTCTTCCTGGTGCAGATGCCTTCGTTGATGAGGTGCAAGGCAGTTCGTCCGAACCAGCCCTGGAGGTTCCAGGCGAGTCCGGTGTCGATGAGGTGTTGCCAAGCAGCAATCTCAATCTTTGTTCTCTCTTCGTCGGTCTTGCCGGGGTTCTCGACAAACCCTTCCGCGATCCCGATGGCGTCGTAGTCGTTCATGCACTTGCCTTTAGCTTGCAGCGAATCCAAGCCCCCAGCAGCGGGAGGTTGGCGAGACTACCAAGTAGCAGCGCCCATTCACCGTGACATCCCATGAGGTGTTCCATGTCTTCTCCTTTAGAACGGAAGTACGTCGTCTTCGTCCCAGCAGATGGGAAGGGACTTGCCGTTTCCGGGGCTACCTCCCACCAACACCGAGGCGGCTGCCCAGGGTTCTATGGGAAGTTCAGCGGCCTCCAGGGCCTCCTCTTGCGCGACCTGTTCAGCCACGGCTTCGAGGGAGTCCACCCGAGCAAGCTCTGCGATTTGGTTGTCTGTGATAGGCATGGTGCCCTCCATGAGTTCCTTACGATCTTTTGTTCGTTTGGGAACCCCCTCGGTAGGATTAGGGGGGAGGTTTTCCAGTGCCTTTGTATGAGTTCCAGTGCGATTCCTGTGGAGTACGCTTTGAAAAGTTGTTCCGTCGGATCGTGGATGATCCCCAAGTGGACTGCGGGGAGTGCGGAAAGCGTGCTCGAAAAATGATGTCCGCGTGCAACCACACGTTTGCCCACACCCCTGTGGGTGGCCCTCGACCCCAAAACACAGGGGTTCACTCCATCGACTACAACGCGGATCGTGTCATTGGACGGGATGCGGCGCGGCGTTGGGAGGAGATAGAGAAGACTCGTTCATATAAACACAGCCTCGTTCGGGATGAGCGAAAGGCTGGGAGGGCCGTCAATCTGGAGCACGTTGTTCGGGATGAGCGCGTGGAAGGCAACTACCGGGTCATGGATCAGAAAGAGGTGGGGACCGTGAATGAGCGCAGGAAGGTTGCCCATGACGCCTCCGCTGCAAAGGCTGGGAGCGATAAAGACTAAAACCTCCGGTGGGCTTCCTATATCCAGAGGCTTTTGCAGGGGCCTTCCCCTGCTCCTCCCATCCTGGGACGGTTGAATGTCTATTGGCACCGCTGTGCTGACACCTTCCTGAGTCGCGAGGCTTGGGCCGACTTATCTCGGAGGATAGACCCGTGGCATTTCCTGGAAGCATTTATGCACCCCCTGGCGTTTACACCCAGACCCTTTACGAAGATCCCAACGTGGGCTTGGCGGCTTCCGTCACCCTCCCCCTTCTCCTGGGTACTGGCTCCGAGACTTTGGTCCAGATGGGCCTTACTATGGTCCGTGGGAGTTCCTCTACGGTAGACCAGCGAATCGTCCAAGAGGATGAGACGGGTCGAGCGGTGGTCTCTATCTCTGATGCGGGGGCTGTTACTCACGGGTCCTTCGACGGAAGCCTGGATCGACTTCAGGTTCGCCACTACCCCATCGTGAGCGGAGATGGAACCGGCACAACAGCCACGGATGCCGCCTCTGTCTCGGTCACGGTCAACGGGGACCCGGTGGTTGTTCTTGCGATCACAGGTGCCACGGGAATCCTTCGCCTCTCGGTCACCCCCGAGGCAACAGACGAAGTGAAGGTGACCTACTACTTCAACCGTACTGACACCCTCATCACGGATACCCTGTCGGAACAGGTTTCTCCTAACGGCCCCGAAGTTATCGGCTCGGCCAGTGAGACCTACCAAATCACTACGGGCGCTAACGATGAACTGAAGTTCCTCGTAGACAGCGAGACTGAAGTGGAGGTTACCCTCTCCGCTTCACCGGCTGCTGGGTGGTCGGCTGCCCAGATTTCTTCTTTCATCAACTCTGCTTCGAGCATCGCGGGAGCATCGTTGGCCGCCACCACTACGGTGGATAACTTCGGAAACACTGTCCTCCGTTTGACTGCGGATCGGGACATTTATGTTGATTCGGGAAGTGCCAACACCACTCTGGGACTCACCGCAGGAACCGACACAGCCCGCAACAAGGTCTTCTACACCTTCCAGCGCCCCATTGTTGATGGGACCAATGAGGGTGTGGCTTCCACTGATCCCTCCGACGTTACGGTGAAGGTCGATAGCGTGCAGGTGATTCCGTCGGCTCTTGACGGCCAGACGGGTGCTGTCACCCTTCCTTTCGCTCCCGAGGCTGGTGCAGTTGTTACTTGCCAATACTACTTCAACAGTTGGCAGGACACCTTCGACTACCTTGCCCATCGGAATGTCACGGATGTTTTCCAGTGTGGCGTCACCGATGACCGCACCGATTGGATTGAGGGCGCTGACTTTGTTCTCGAAGACGACCTCATCGTGTGGGGAAGCGCCGTCCTGGTTCGTGCGGGAGAGCACACTGCCGGGTCTACCTACCTGGACGGCACTCAGGTGTCGGGCACTCTTGTAGATACTCGCCAGTATCTTGCTGAATGTTCCCCTGTGGTGGACACTTCCGGTACGCCTTCGGTTGAGAACCGGGTGGACTGGAGCCTGCCTCTGGTCCCGACCACGGGTAACGGTCGGAGCACCCCCCTCGCGGCGAGCACTTTCGCTGAAATCTCCAATGGCCGCGTGGACCTTGCCACAAACCGCCCTGACCTTGTGTATGCCTACTGGGGATATGACATGCAGGACGCGCTGGATCGAGGTCGTGTGACAGTGACCAAGGTAGACGGCGAAGCTGGTCAGATGACATTGGAAGAGGCTGTTCCGGTTGGGGCAAGTGTCTGGGCTACCTTCTACTACAACACCCTTCAGGACCAGACCTACACGGTCACGGTTGCCTCGGAAGGCGGCTCTGGAGGCGGGACATACACGCTTTTGGATGGTGCTGGAGCTTCTGTCTTTACCCCGCAGTTCACGGCCAAGTCGGCTGGGCTGGCGACAGTGACAATCCAGTTCCCCAGCGGTTCTGAAGCAACTCCTGATTGCCGCTTCGAGCCACCTTTTGTCCAGACCTCTTACACGGGACCTGTGGAGGAGGACATCACAATCACGTTCGCAGACCAGGATGCGACCCTGGCCAAGTACACGGTTCCGGGAAGCGCACCCTACTTCCTCATCAACAACGCCTCGGATCAGATGGACGTGGTGATTGACGGTGCCCCCATCACAGGCGGCGAGGTTGACTTGGGCGACCCCACCGGCCACGGGACGGGCTTCGGCGCTACCATGACGGGTGATGAAATCACCTACACGGCTGCTTCGGGTGGAACTACTTTCGTCATTGATTCCACCAATGAGACGTTGGACCTCCAGGTTGACTCTACGGCGGCCACCGAAGGCGTCATCAACGCCCTTGCGAACCAGGGTGCTACCCAAACGGCTGCGGATTATTGCACCGCTATCAACCGGGCTTCCTTGGGTGATTTCGATACTTTCCAGGCTGGAAGTACCACGACCGCTCTGATCCTCGGTGCAGGTTCCTCGGACGTAGACGACTACTATGTTGGCTGGCAGATCCGCATCACGAGTGATGGCGGCGCTACTGGCTGTCTGAACGAGGTGGCTACGGTCACGGCGTACACGGCAGCTACCCAGACAGCTACCGTTGCAGCCATCGCAGGTGCCCCGTCATTGGGCGACGACTACCATATCTACGATCCCGACACCATTCCCTCGGTGAAGTCCACAACGCGCTTCCTTACCGGGTGGACAGTCGTGGTGAACGAGTACGACCAGCTTGACTTCACCTACACAGGGAACGTCACTACGGGTGCTGGTGTCCTTTCGGCCACTCTTACCCCTGGTGCTTACGCGACATCGGCGGCGCTGGCCGCAGAGGTCGAAACCCAGATGAACACTGCTTTGGCGGCAGCAGGAACCATGTCGGACCCTGCTACTGCTGCCCAGGTAACTGTGCAGGCAGACACCAGCGGTTGCCTCCAGGTGTCGCTCATTGTTGATGCGACGGACACCTCCGGTGGTTTCCTGGAGTTCCTTGATTCTGCTGCTGGTGCAGCTACTGACTTCGCCATTCTTGCAGGGTTTGATGCGGATGCTGCCCCTCAAGGCGGCCAAGCCAAGCTCCTCAACTCGGAGATCGCTCGTCGTTTCACCATCGCGGCCCCCACCACGGGTGCCCTTCTCAATGACCGGATCATCCTGCGTAACCGTCTGGTTCCAGGACAAGGCGGCAGCGAAGACGGGCAGCAGGTTCTCGACCAGTGCTATCTGGAGGTTCTCGGAGGAACCGGAGCCACTCTTGCTGGCCTTCAGGCTGGAGAGAAGGCTTGGGCCGGTATTCGCGGAAGTGTGATGCAGCCCACTATGTCTTCCCAGATCGGGTTTGGGGGCGGTCAGGTCGCAGGTGTTGGAGATGCCTCTGACGGTATGCCTTCCATCACCTTCTTCGGTCCCGGAGGAACTACACCCCAGAACAACGAGTTCAAGCTCACTTGGGAAGGCACCCCTCTTGCCATCACCCTTACCGATGTTGCGGGTAGCCCCATTGGAACGGCTGCTTCAGCGGATGTTCCCCTTGGACCTGCGAGCGTGGCCAACACGGTCATCAACCAGATTCAGACAGCTATGACGGCAGCGGGCCTCACTGGATTCGACCAGGAAGGCGCTGGTCTTCGGCTTCGCGGATCTGGCTCTACGGCTGCTTCCACCATCGTGATCGGTGACGGTAACGCCAACGATACCCTTGGGTTTGCCGAGGGCGACATGGCCGAAGTGACGCCGCTTCCCGCTGAAGTCCTTGTTTCAGGGCTGATGGCTAACAGCGACCCTGTTTCAGTGGCTGATTCAATCTTGGATTGGACTAATGGCGGTGGCGGCGCAGGCCAGTTCACGATGGTAGCTCTTGCCAAGACCGTCCAGAACGAGCTTGGTGCTGACTTCCTGTTCCTTCAGAGCATCGCGAATGGCGGTACACTCGGACTGGCTACCAGCGTCATCTTTGCAGACGCGGCTACAAACTCGGTCACTCGTCCCGGAACCGGCCTTGGAGTCGAGGCGGGTGACGGGAACACCGGAGAGGCAGCAGTCGAAGGGTTCTTCGTCACTTCCTCGGATGCGATCAGCGGTTCCGGTACGGCAAACACTTCGATTCTCAACACCGGAGCGGGCCAGGATGGGACGGTGGGCGCTACTTACCGGGATGCGGTTACCGGGTTTACCTTTACTGTTCTGCCCCGTGAAGGGTCGGCGGCTTACCCCGCAACCGCAACCCTCACGTTCCAGGCCCGAAGCACTGTTACCACTGATTCCAACATCCCGGTCAACAGTATTCCCGGCATCGAACTCATGGTTGCCAACACCTCGGGCTGTGCCGTTGGAGATACTGCCGAAGTCCAGACCTATGAAAAGGGCGGCGAAAGCCCCGGCATCGGTGACGTGTACTACGTCAGCTACGAGTACACAAAGCAGGACTTCGAGACGAAGCTGTTTACGAAGCTCCAGTCTGTGGTCAACGCCTACGGTTCAATGAACCCCAACAACCCTGTTTCTCTTGCAGGCTACCTTTGCCTGCTCAACGGTGCTGTTGTGATGGGGGTGAAGCAGGTCCAGAAGGATGTTGATTCAGACAGCGATGGGGTCCTGGATAGTGCCTCTTACGCGAACTGGATTGCAGCGGTGGACGACGTGGAAGGGCAGGTTCCCGGTGGGGCTTACCCCAACATCCTGGTTCCTCTCAAGGGAGACAGCCTGGAGTTGTTCAACTACATGGCCAAGCACTGTGACATTCAGAGTTCCATCCGCTACCGGGCAGAGCGTACCTGCCTCTCCGGTTTCGGGGCTGGTACTCAGTCACGGCAGGCGGGTGACTGGTCGCAGGCTATTGCCCGTACCCGACTTCGCCTTGTCTACCCCGACATTGTGACTCTCTCGATGTCACGGGCAGACGGCACCACTGATAGCTACCTTGTGGACGGAACCTACCTTGCAGCAGCACTGGCGGGTAACCGGGCGGCATCGAGCATCGACGCGGCTACTCCTTGGACAAACACTCGCATCTTCGGCTTCGACACTTTGGGGCGTACCCAGGATGCCGTGGAGAAGAACCAGACTGCGGTGAAGGGTATCAGCGTGATCGAACAGGCAGGAGCAATCCTGAAGGTTCGGCATGGCCTCACCACTGACATGTCAAACGTGCTGACCAAGACCCCTACCGTGGTTACCATCGCGGATGAGGTGCAGCGGCAGGCACGGGCAACCTTGGACCGGTTCATCGGAGTCAAGTTCCTGAACGGGGTGACGAGTCAGATTGAGTCCCAGCTTGCGCTGACACTCAAGAACTTGGTCCAGCTTCAGATCATCGCGGCATACACTGGCGTTACGGCCAACACCGCCGAAGATGATCCGACAGTTGCAGAGGTGGAAGCCTTCTACCAGCCAGTCTTCCCGCTGCTCTACATTGTGGTGACCTTCAACCTGCGTAGCAGTCTGTAGTAAGGTAGGCGCATCAACAGCCGACACCCGCCCCCCAGGTCCTCGGCTGTTCCCTGAAACCCCCAACCGGTCTCACTCCCGGTTGGGGGTTTCGTTATATGTCGTATAAGGTTCGATGAGCGGAGGGAAGAATGTGTACACCCGTCGCCTTCTTGGACCGCTTCAGCGGGTACTATCCTTCAACCAACCGTCTTGGAGATAAACATGAGCCTCGTAGGGAAGCTGGAAGAAACCATCGCTGCATTGGAAGCCGCAAAGGCCGACGCGGAAAAGTTCGACAAGGGAATGACCGGAGCACCGGGAACCCGCGTGCGGAAAGTTGCTATGGACGCCAAGAAGTCTATGGATGACCTCCGAAAGTCCGTCTTGGACGGTAGAAAGTAAGCCATAGAGGGGGTAAAAGTTTCCCCCTAAAGGCAAACTTTTACCTTTAGGGTTTCGGTAGACTCTCTCTTGTGATAGTTTTTACAAGAGGAGTCTGATGGCTGAAGTGCGTCAATGGATGGAAGACAGGAACCTCCGGTATTCCAATACGCAGGAGTTGTTCGCCTATTTGACGGTTCTCCTCTCCCGTAGACCTGATCGCGTACCTCCTTCCCTTCTGGTTTACGCCGTAGAACACCATCGCTTTTGGCCCGGTATCGAAGGCGAGCATTAGGCGATAAGCGTCCTATACCTTCAGGGTGGCATGTCTTCTACCCCAACCCCATATGTCTACAATGCTGAAGTGCTTTCCGTTTATGACGGAGACACTGTTACGGTCATGTTGGACATGGGGCTGGACGTTCAGAAGAAGGCCAAGTGCAGGCTGCTGGGCATAGACACCCCGGAACTTCGGACCAAATCAGCCAAGGAAAAGAAGCTGGGCTATGCAGCCCGTGATCGCCTGCGTGAACTCATCTTGGACAAGACCATCACCCTCCAGTCCATGACGAAGCCTGACAAGTACGGTCGCTTGTTGGTGCGGATCTGGATCGAGGGCCTCTTCATCAATGACCTGTTGATTGATGAGGGCTTGGCCCGCGCTTACGATGGAGGGGAGCGTCAGCCCTGGTGATTCTTGGCTTCCCGCAGCTTGTCCCAAAGCACTTGAGATACCTCGACCAGTTGGGCGAGTCCCATGCGCTCTCCTCGGGGGGAACCCGCGATTCCAGCATGGCCTCCAGCTTCTTGACCCCACAGTTCTTGCACAATCTGGCAACAAGACACGCCAGGAACCGGGTCAGCCAGTGAGATGCTGATTGATCCCTGGACGGTGTTGAAGGAAGCAACACCGTCCAAAGAGACACCTTCAGGGTCCGTGTAGAGGTGGTTTGTGAAGGCTTCGGATACCCGAAGGCCAACGATTGCGGTCGCACCAGTTCCAAAGGTCTGGACCCAGGAGTTTGTGTTCAACTCTTGAGTAGCAGCTTGAAGAGCATCCCCTGCTGCCCGGAGTGCTGTGCCATCTCCAAACTCGTAAGAGGCTCCTGTGAGGATGGCTGTGATGGCTTCCCCTGCGAGGCGCATGAACTCGCTCACGTCACTCACTTCATCGCGAGGCCAGTCACCCCGGCTGTCCCTCACAAACGCCCATACCGCATAAAAGGTAGGGGTGAGGGGGTGGTTGTCGGGGAGCTTGTGTGGCCCGTGGGTGTCTACGAACTCGGCTACATCCCAAAACTCATGGAACTCGTCTCCGAACACTTCGGGGTGCTGGCCACTGGCCCGCATGACTCCTCCGATGGTGTCCAGATCGACATGGGACACGAGAACATGGTCCCACTTTCCGACCAGGGGGATGTTCTCGTCGTTGCACGGCGCAGGACGCCCGCCTTCCACAAGGTGCCGCCCTGCGAAGTCTCCTTGGGATTGGTGGTGTGCGGCTGTGTAAAGGGAACCTTCGGCCACAAAACTGCCGTACTCTGCTTCCACAGAGAGGACTACATCCTTCTCCTGGGAGAAGGACCGGGCGAGGTCTGCGGTGGGTGCCAGAATAACTCTCATAGACAGCCTCTCTTGGTTGGGCATTGAAGCTCTTTACGGGGTTGCCCTTATCAGGGAACCCTCCCCTTTTCGCCAAAGGCTTCTACATCGGCTTCGTAGTGCCGCCAAGCTGTAGCGTCAAACTTCCGAATCTCGGTTTCTGTTAGGTGCCCCTCTCGTACAGCACAGGCCAAGCAGAAGCTCTCCGTGTACTCCGTGGCTTCTATGACGTACTCGCGGTCTGTGCCCGCTGCCACGACCCTGGCCGGAACTTCCTGTACAACCTCTACCCAAAACCAAAGCCCGTCATTGGGGCATTCCCGGTACGGGCCATTGTCGGCATCACAATCATCCCAATCACAATCAGGGTAGGAGGGGGTGTCCCACCCACCCGTGTGGGGGTTTGGGGTGCCCATGAGGTTTACGACCTTGATCTTGCCGTCTGCGGGAAGTGTGGCCACGCCCATGATGGTGTCTGCGAGTCCCATTAGCAGTCCCGCATCTTCATTTCTTCCTTCCACTGATCCCAGAACTCACCTTCCTCTGCGGAGGGGTTGGACCCAGCCATCATGCGAGCAGTAGCAGCCCAGCTTCCGGCAGGAGGTGCAGAGGTGGCGGTGCCGTATGCGCGACGGCCAGAACGGCGGCGACGGCGGCGACGAGGTGCGGGGCGGTTCAGTTCCGCTTCCGTCATCCAGCAGAGGTCAGCACAGACAGCGTTGCCCTTCTTGGAGGTGAACTTGGGAGCGCCACAGGAGCAACGCTCCGATCCGCGACCCAGGCCATACACTTCACGCATCCGGCTGTGCATACGGTTCACGATGTCGCCCACAAGACCGACACGGTTGACCCGCTTATCTGCGGAGGCGATGCCACGTTCGCGGCCATCACGGGCCTTGTAGACGGCGCAGACGCGAATCGCGTCCTTACCGCAGGAACGAGCCATTCCGTCGCGGCTATCTACGGTGGTGTAGACCAGCACTCGAATACCCTCGGCACCAGCTACGGCACGGGCGTAAACGACTTCCTGGCAGCCTGCGATGGAGGTCTCCTCGAAACCGCACGCTTGCAGCTTCTGGACGATGGCGTAGGCAAGGTCCCGACGGCTACCCCTGTTGCGGGAATCATAAGCCTGGGATGCGAGGCGCTGGTCGTACATTTCATTCTCCCTGTTGAACCCTTTACGACTACTTCCTCCTGCGGGAACCCCCTTGGGTCTCAATAGGGTGTTTATGATGTAAGCTGTGTAGGTACTGCCGTGTCTACCAGGAGCTTCTAATGAGCAATCACGATCTCGCACCCGCCAGTGGCCTTCAAGGCGACTCGTACATCTACAAGTTGGGCACCACGCCTAACACTCGAACGGTTGTCAGCCAGAAGGTGCGTGTTCTTGCTCCTGCCTATGGCGGTGGAACTCTGCTGTATCAGATTGGTGTGCTTTCCAACTTTGCTCCGACCGAGAGCCGTACCATCGAGAATGTTCGAGGCATTGGTTTCGGGGACATGGTCGCGGAACTGGTGCCGGGAAACACGGAGCCGATGACGGCTTCCTGTGAACGGACGATGCTGTACCTTGCGAATCTTTGGCAGGCTACGGGCTTTGCTGGTGGTGTAAGCGGCCCGGTGCGGAGTCTGCGACACCACCGCTGGCCTTTTGATGTCAAGCAGCAGGTGGCTTTCAGTGTTGTCTCGGACCAGGACTGGGCGGGAGGCTGGTCTGACGCTGGAAACATCGGCGGTACTGGTTTCACAGGCGGTGTTGGAACCCAGAAGTATCCTGCGGTGACGACGAACGAAGAGTCGTTGCCTGCGGGCGGTGTTGGCAGCCACACAGTTCTCATCACTTACTACGAAGGTTGCTGGTGGTCGGATTGGAACACCACGTTCCAGCGCGATACCGCAGTGGTGATGGAAAACGGTACGATCACCATCACTGATGTACACGATGGGTCCAGTGTCTACGGTGAGTTCCTGGCCACGGGTAACGACCCGAGCATCGGTCAGTTCTCTTCGGCACGGTTCGGTACGACAGCCGAAGGCTTCGCGGAGTGATACCGTCAGTAAGTTAGCCGGGTAGTATCTCCAGGGAAGCGTCGTGCTTTCATGGAGGTATCCCTGTGTCGATTGACCTTACTACTCTAAAAGAGGCCCTTGCCCCGCTGGCTCAAGTGGGGAAGGAAGAAATCTCCTTCGAGGTTGAAGGGGTCACTGTTCATCTTTGCCCCCTGCTTCCCCATGAGGAAGTGGAGGTTCAGCGATACTCTTCTTTGGTCCTCGAAGACACCCAAGAGACTGAAGGCAAGGACGCAGACGACTCGATGAGCCGTGCAGCCGCCTTGGACTACTTCGATAAGTTCCGCATCGAGGTCATCGCTTACGCCGTTGTCCAGGTCGGAAGCCTCGATCTTCGCGGGGTGGAGATGGTCGAAACCGGCGAGGTGTTGGAGAATGGCGTCAAGGTTCGAGTGAAGCGGCACGCAGCGATGCGCGATCTGATTCAGAACAACTGGTCACGGTCCATGATCACCGCAGTCTTCTCCCGTTACGGGGATTTGGTGGAGAGGTTGGCGATGGAGGCTGACAGCCTTACGGGGCGTGAGCCTCCCGACATGGACATTGAAATCCAGCGGGTTGAGAAACGCCTGAAGGAACTCCAGGAAGAGCGTGACAAGAGGGCCAAGGGCGATCCTAACGTCACCAATGAGCAGATCAGTGATTTGGTCCAGATGGGAGAGGATCGTCAACGGCGCTTGGCCCAGGCAGCAGAGGAGCACGCCCGTGCGAGATCCGGTGCCGGGAAGCCTGTGGCGGTGAAGACCCCACAAGGAACTGTTGACTTGGAACAGCAGGAAGCCATCCGACAGGCCGTAGAAGCAGGTAAGGTTGCCCCAACTGCCGCCCCCGCCCCATCGCCTGCCGCCTTTGTCCAGGAGAGCGAACACCCCCAAAGTTTTGAGGAGATGCGAAGCTCCTTCGAGGACGGGGAAGACCCGGAGGTTTTTGCCGCCGAAGAGGCTCGAATCATGGCAGCGCGTCGTGCAGCCGCGTCCCGTGCAGCCGCTCCTGACTACGGGGATGCTGTTGGTTCCGTCGCCCCTGGCCCGGAGGCGGTGGATCTTATGGGAGAAGCGAAGCCTGCGGGTCAAGTGAAAGGGGTTGACGCCTATCGCCTCCCGACTCAGGAAATGTCTCCCCGAGGTAGGGGTAAAAAGCCAGCCCCGAAAAAAGGAAAGGGGGTCGCTCCCGAGGTGAATCCGAACTTCAAGCCGAATGGGTAAGCGATGTCCGAGGGCGCTCCTATTTCCCGTGAAGCACTCCTTCGGGAAGCGGCAGAAGAAGCACTCCACCAAGAGGCGTACAGACGGCGGTTTTTATACAGAGATGTAGAACACTTGGTGGAGGAGGGTTTTCTCACCCACAACGTCGTGTTCAAGGAGGGTTGTGTGGTCACTCTTCGTTCCCTGACAGGGGATGATTTGAATGACCTTTTGAACTCCACTCATCCCACGATGCCTCTGATTTCGTTTTACCAGCGTTTCGTGGCCAAGGCCATCTACAAGGTGGACGGTTTGGATGTTACTGATTCAGCGGCTGCATACTGGGTTCGCCGCCTTTTTGTAAACTGCCTGCCTGCTCCTTACATCCAAGCGTTGCGGTATGTCGCGGAAGGGTTGGCCAAGAGGCAGGACCGGGCTGCCGCGATCACCGAGGCTTACTGCTACGAGCCTTATAGCCGCCAATCTTGGGCTATGTCTTCACAGGGGCAGTTCCTTACGGGGAGTAGGGGGTTTGTGCGCCGTCTGTGGATCGCCTACAACCAGCGGGAAGATGCCCGCCAGACAGCCGTTCAAGATTGGGAGCATACCAGGGCCATCGTGGGCGTCCAATCCTACAAGGCCGCCAAGAAGATGGGGGAGCAAGAGCGGAACATGTACCAGCGGGAGGAAGACCGCCGCAGGAGGCATATCGAGGCAACCGTCAACTTCATCATCCGGGGGCCAGAGGAAGAACGTCAAGAGGAGTACGTCGAGGTCAATGGTCAGCGGTTCCTGGTTCCAAAGGTCCGAGAGGCTACCTCCCTGGTTGATCTGGAAGCCGAACTCAATCGGTGGATTGCGGGAGAGAAGGATTTCCATGACGTTGTGGT